TGTAGCGTTTCGCTCCACGCGTAAGTCGTTGCCCTGTAGGGGTTTGCGTTTGGTGTAGCGTTTCGCTCCAACGCAAGTCTGGCACGCAACTTGCTAAGATCAAGAACCGTGCCACGTTATTATAAAGCACTTTGAAACGCAAAGTACTCCGCCGCAAGAAGCGTGCCATCGGCCGGGGGGTCATTGAGGGGTGGGGTTTTAGGGAAAACATAGCACCTAAATCTCCCGACAAATTTTTCGTTTCAGGTGGAGTCGTTTCAGGAAGCTGGTTCTTACGGTGATTCACAGGCTCCTTGCCCCGCGCCAGCGCGCGCAAGGGATAAAGGTGATAGCCTGGAGTAGGGGGGTTGCGTGGGAGGACACTGCTATATATGTTGGTTACGTGGGCGGCGAAGTCGGATGATAGCTCACTTGCGTGGCTCTGAATGCAGGCCAGGTTGAAGCATCGGCGGGAGCAAGAGTGGCACGGATCTCCCACTTCCTGCTTGGCTCCCTGGCCTGCACGCCACAAGACTCTGAAAGATCGCTAGAAAAATGAAGCCTGGATGTGGAGCGGGGAGAAGTCTCCGTCCGCAACAGGCTTTTCTCGTAGGAGGACGTAGTGGATCTGCAGATGCTGCACAGCCAGGTACTCGTCCGACCTTACGTGGTGACTAGGTACAACACTGGGGTGTTGGTTACGTCAGAGGATCGTACAGACAAGATGCACCCCCAGCAAGGCAATGTGATTAGCATCGGAAAGGACGTGACGATGTTGGGTGTTGGAGATACAGTGATTTACGGTCGGAGCGTCGGACGGCGAGTGTACTTGAATGACGAGCCCTTGCTAGTGATGCAAGAGAGTGACATAATCGGAGAGATCGAATAATGCCTCTAGAGCGTTTCGATCGGGGGATCGACGAACTCAAGCCCTGGGAGCCCAACGAGCTTAGTGATAGACACATGCACGTGATTGCACTAGCTGCAAGCGGCATGAAGAACAATGCAATTTCGGCTGTGTTGGATATGAGTGAGAGTCGGGTCTCAGTGATTCTCAACGATCCACGTAGCCGAGCTATTCGGGCAGAGCTCTCCAGTGATTTCGTCGGGAAGCTAATGACGGATACACGGGAGGTGATCCAAGGACACGCTCTAGAGGCAGTTTACGCAGTTGTGGATCTCATGAGGAACGGAGTCAGTGAACAGGTTAGACAGAGATCAGCTTTCGATATCCTCGATCGAGCAGGCTTTAAGCCAGTGGAGAGAAGTGTCAGTGCAAAAGTCAACCTCCCGGATGGGGCGGTTGATGCTATCGTTCAAGCTCTTAATGAGTCCAAAGAAGCTGATTCGCACGTTGTGGACATGGTAGAGGATAGCTCGGGGCTCTTCAGGGAAGCGAATAGTGAAGTCTCCGCACGCAAGTAAGAAAGTCCAAGCGACTGTAGCGGAGATCGAAGGTCTCCCTACAGAGGACTATTACGCCTTCCGTAAGTCGGTGACAAGTGATCTGTATGTCTGGTCCAAAGGGGTTATGGGGTACAAGGATCTTACGCGACAGACACACGGGGCGTTTTGTAACTGGTTGCAGGACAGAGGCCCAGAGATAGGAAAGCGGCGGAAGCTAGGGCTGATGCCTCGAGGGCATTTCAAGACAACGATCGACATGGCCGATTGCGTAAGACTCCTCGCAATCAACCCGAACGAGAGAATCCTGCGGGTAGCGGAAAGTGCTCTGAATGCTGAGAGCATGCTCCGAGAGATCCAGGGACATTTCATGGGGAACCAGGTTCTAGCTGCGTTCTTCCCAGAGATCATTCCCGCAGATTTCAACAAAACGACATGGACACGGAACGCGATGATTATCCCGCGTCCGTATCAGAATAGAGAGCCCAGCATTGAAGCCGCAGGGATCACGTCGAAGCTAGTCTCCCGACACTACACGATTATCAAGTGCGACGACCTTGTATCCGACGAAGCGATGTACTCGCCTCAGGTGATGGACAAGGCCGTCGCTTTCGTGAACCGTTTGGTCAGTCTCTTGACCAACCCTCGAGAAGACGATATTCACATCATCGGAACTCGTTGGGCGTATTATGACATCTATCAGCATATCATCGACGAAATGCCTGAGTTCGATGTCTTCATCCGCAAGGCGATTATCCGAGACCCAGAGACTGGCGAAGAAGTGCCATTCTTCCCACAGCGGTATACGATGGAAGATTTCGCCGGGATCATCAAAAGAGACCCAGCACAATGGGCAACGCAATATGCGAATGACCCGCACGACACCTCTGTTGCTGACTTCCGGAAAGAGTGGCTCCAATACTTCCGTTTTGGGCCAGATCGGAACATAAGGTACAATGATGACGAAAACCGCTTACACATGGTTGAGACTGGTTCACTTAGAACGTACATCCACGTTGACCCCTCCCGTGGCGAGACTCCTCACAGCGACTATACAGGGATTGTCGTTATCGGTGTTGCCCCGGACGAGCGGATCTTCGTCCTCGATGCTTGGACAGGGCGTGTTGATGGACTGCAACTCTCGAACAAGATCCTAGAGCTCTCCAGCCACTGGCACCCATCACTGGTAAGCATCGAAAGAAATGGCTTCTACGCGTTCAAATCCTTCCTTGATGCAGAAGCACGTCGTAGGGGTATGTACATCAGAACTGATGACCCCCCTGCCCCTCGCGGACTTAAAAAGCATGCCCGAATCCGAGGAGCGCTTCAACCACTCTTCGCGACGGGGCAAATCTGGATTAGAGAGGGACTTGTCGAGCTCATCGAAGAATACCTCCGTTTCGGAAAATCCAAGCACGAGCACCTTCTAGACGCGATGGCCCAAGGACCCACGGAGAACTACTGGAAGCGTCCGATGGGCGATGCAATGCTTTCACGGTATGCCAAGCTCAAGGCTAAAATGGGCGTTGATCGCGGTGTAACAGGGTACGGGATCTAAAACCTCCCTGCCGTTCACTCAATAAACCCGAGGGGTAAAACATGGCAAGTCTAAGAGGAGGGGATGTAGCTACAATCCCGTTGAAGATCCTCAATGGCGCGTCGTTGACAGAGGAGGTGGATCTCGGCGCAGCCGCCTCCGCGTCAGTAATCATGCCAACAGCCTGGACAGCGGCAAACATTACAATCGTCGTCTATCGGCCAGGAGTTCAGGACTATGTTTCGGTCTACAAGGACGATGGGACTGAGTACGTACTCACTGCAGCGGTAGATAGGGCAATCACACTTGACGCAGCCATCTTCGCGATTGCAGGAAGTAGAAAGATCAAATTGCGTAGCGGCACAGAGGCTACGCCAGTGAACCAGGGTGCTGACCGTACACTCTTTCTAACAATCAAGAGGTAATCATGGCTGCTGATAAGTGGAGGTGCTACAACAAGTGGAAGGAGTACATGAGCGATGGTGCCGTCGATATTGACGCTGACACGTTCAAGTGTGCCCTTTACTTGAGCACGTCAAACGCTGCAACGCTCAGTGTTGGAACTGGAATCAAGGCAGATCTGACAAATGAGCACGCAAACGCCAACGGGTACACGACAGGTGGACTGACGCTGACGACCACCTGGGTTGAGTCTTCAGGGACTGTCACGTTTGACGACACCTCCAACCCTGTCTGGACCGCAAGCGGCGGCTCTATCATTGCACGATTTGCCGTGATCTACGACGACTCCACAACTACGCCTGTTGATGTTCTCGTCGCGTACTGTCTGATGGACAACACCCCAGCAGACGTAACAGTAACCGACACAAATACGCTTACCATCAACATGCATGCCTCTGGCGTGTTCACGGTGAGTGGTGGAGATACTGCATAATGACGAACGATCCGGATGGGTTCTCCTTGACAATTCACGCCGTCGCATGGATGCTATGGCTCATGGCCTTTATTGGTTATGAGTTCTATGCCTTGGGGAATCCTGATCCGAAGTTCATCCCCCTTACACACTTCGTTCGAGAGCTTGCCTCGACGCACTTGATCATCCGTGCGGGAATCACATTCCTAACCATCTGGTTGTTCTTCCATTTCGGTGGACGTGATGTGTTCATGGAAGTTCTGCGCTTGCCGTTCGCGCGATGGTTGTCGTAGCACGCAGGGCTGCGGCGGCCGGGATCTTTTCCTCGCCCGCGATGCCGCGCGTAGCGGGCCGCGAAGCGGCTGGAGTGGAGTAGGACGTGGCTCAGTTCATCCGACCTGTCTCTGATGTTTCAACAGGTTCTTGGACATCTACACCGTTATGGTCGAAGCTTGATGACAACTCTGATGCGGATCTTGTTACTTCTGATGATAACACTAATCCAGACACGGCAGAATTAGAAGGTACAAACTCAGGCATTAACGATCCTACGTCAAACGTCAATCATGTTCTTCGAGCTAGGATCAGAAAAGAGGCATCTGGCGGGCATAATGTTACATTCAATGGACGCTTGTACCAGGGAACAGGAGGTGGCCGTTCATTAATTGCTACAGTGACTGAAGCTGATGGCTCTGCTACTATGCATACCATCAGTGCTACACTTTCAGGCACTGAAGCGGATAACATCTCAGACTACAACGATCTGTATTTTGAGATTGAGCGGGCTGGTGATACTGGTGGTCCTCCTGGTAATCGACGCTTTTTTGAGTGTGCATGGATCGAACTTGAGGTTCCTGACGCTACAGTAAACACTCAAATCGATCCTGGTGTAGCAGCAATCAGTCTTGCAAGTTTCGCGCCAGCAGTTGTCACGCCTGTTGCAGTTGCTCCAGGGCTTGCAGCAATCAGTCTTACAAGCTTTGCACCGACAGCAGTTGTTCCACTCTTCCGAGAACAGGCCAGCTTTCGTGGCCGCAATGATGACGGAACTGACGAGACTGACGCAACGTGGATAGCAGCACTTAACACTGACTGGAATCAAGCAGCTGATGCTACGTTTCGTGTGCGTTTTCTGGTGAAGAACCTGGGAAACCAGGCTGGAGCTGATCAGACTTTCCAGCTCACAGCCAGCCACAACGCTGGAGCATACTTCGATGTCACAGGTTCTTCGACGATCATCAAAGCAGTTGCGTCAACGAAAGTTGTTGAGGGAGCTAACACTACACAACAACTCGGTGCTGGAACGTTTGTCACGCCTAATGCAGGTATCGACGAGGTCGATGGTCAGGCTGGAGGTACTGCCCTCGATTTTGCAGGATACGATGAAGTAGAGCTAGAGTTCGTTCTGCAAATCATTGGCGTTGACGTGTCTGACTCTGACACAATCGACTTGAGGCTGAATGTCCTCTAATTGGTGGTTTTGGGCTGCTGTTGCAGCGGGAGCATCTGGAGCTAATCTAGAGGCTTATACACAGACTCCGACGATCACAATATCGGCGGGGATTACAGTCAGTCCAGGACAAGCTAGTGTAACACTCACTGGCTTTGCGCCAACGATCGACGTCACGCAGAACCAAGTCGTTGATCCTGGTGTTGCGGACATTCAACTCACCAGCTTTGCACCAACAGTAGACGTCAGTGACCACATAGAAGTTCTACCTGGTGTGGCTGGAATCACACTAAACAACTTCAGTCCTGACGTTGTACTCAGTGACAACAAGCAAGTATTCCCAGGACTTGCAGCAATCTCACTAACTGGGTTTGCTCCAACGATTGCGGTCTCTGATCATAAGACTGTCGATCCTGGACTCGCTGCGATAGATCTAGCTGGGTTTGCTCCGACAGTTGTAACACCTGTAGTTGTTAATCCTGGGCTTGCTGTAATTGATTTAACTGGATTCGCTCCAGACGTTTCGGTCGGCTCCAGTGTAATCATCACACCACCAACAAATGGTATTAATGTAACGTCGTTTGCACCAACAATTGACGTTACGGATAACGTTGGTGTGGCGCCTGGATACGCAGCGATTTCTCTTGCAGGCTTCGCTCCGACTGTTCAAGTATCTGATAACATAGTAGTTCTGCCTGATGTTGCGGCAATCTCACTTGCAGGATTTGCACCATCAGTCGTCGTTGGTCAGAACATCTTTGTTGATCCAAGTTTTGCTGCAATCACGCTCAGCAGCTTTAGCCCAGTCGTTGCACTTTCTGATAACAAACTAGTTGAGCCTGGTTTTGCTGCAATTGCTCTGAACAACTTTGCGCCAACGATCGACACTACGGATTACCAAATCGTCTTGCCCGACCTCAGCTCGATTGTGCTTATTGGCTTCGCACCTACGATTGACATTACAGGCCACGTAGTTGTCAATCCTGAGAATGCAGCGATAGTGCTTACTGCTGAGCGTCCGACGATTATAGTTTCCAGCGATCCAGTGGACGGCACTGGACGCAAGTGGTGGATCACACACATTCTGAGGTCTGAATAATGCCACGATTCAAAGGACATCGTTCTGTAGAAAGTTCCGCAAGTACGACGGAGGCAAGTGCGTCTTTTCATGTACAGCGTGTTGTGTACATCGTAAACGACGGCGGGGAGGATATTCTCTTCAACTTTGACAGTCCTACCAGTGGTGCGAACGCTTTCACACTGAAGCCTGGTGGTATTCTTGAGGAAGAAGATATCGCTGTTAAGGTCCTGTGGTGGAAGACAGTGACAGGCACGTCTGATTTTCGTGCCTTTGGGCTTACGTAGGAGACTGTAATGGGAATTGAATCACAACAACCGACAGGACGCAGGACTACTACGATCTCGAGTGGAACGTCGCTTTCAAGTGCCCCGATCTTCATTAGCAAGTATCGAATCATGCAAATCCACATGCCAACAACATGGGATGCGGCAGTGATTACTTTTGCGGCAGCACCGTCGGAAACAGGTACCTACAATCCTGTGACGAAGGATGACGGTAGTGAGTACCAGCTCACGGTTGCCGCAAACAAGGTTGTAGTCTGTGACGCGACTGCTATGGCGATCGCTTCTACACAGTGGCTGAAACTACGCTCCGGCACTAGTGGTGCTGCTGTGAACCAGACTTCTGATCGCACACTAGAACTCACTCTACTGGACTGACCATGGCAATTGTTGAAAGTGATATCGTCTATCGTCTCTCAGTAGACACTGGTCCTGGAGACGCAAACGCGCAAGCTGATCCTAATCTATCCTTTGAAGACTTCTGTTCAACGACTGTTCTCAGTCTTGGCACACCGCTGAACAATCTTTGGGACGACGTTACCAGCGGCGAGGCTAGTGCTGGTGACACAGAGTACCGGAACCTGTTCGTTTACAACAATCACGCAACAGATTCATGGGACAACATCGTCGTCTGGCTAGATTCGGAGGTCTCTGGTGGTGCTACTATTGAGATTGGTATCGACACGACAGCAGCAAGTGCTGTTACTTCTGCTAGTGCTCAGGCCTTGACGATTGCTAACGAGAGCACCGCTCCTGCCGGTGTAACGTTTTCGTCACCTGTGACAAAAGGTACAGGGCTGTCGCTAGGAAGTTTGGCTGCACAGCAGGTTCGAGCAATCTGGATCAAACGTTTGGTAGCAGTCTCGACGGCGGCGAAAAGTAACGATGGTGTCACGCTTCGTTGTGAAGGAGATACGACAGCATAATGGCGCTGCAGCGAACCATTAACCCGACTCTTAACGGTCCTGCTGTTAACTTGGGGGATGCGTCTGTCAAAGAGCGTCATATTCTCATTCAAGCAGGCTCATACACAACGCCATTTTTCCTGAAGGTGTATCCTTCGCAACAGTTCACGCAAGTCTTTTCGCTTCCATTCAGGGTTCAAGTTGCAGCGTCTAGCATTCAGATCCTGGGTACTGTTCCAAACGTTGGACGGGACATGACGTTGGAATGGAATGTTCTCAGTGCGAATCTTGTAGGACAAGCACAACGGCCAAATCTGTCATCCATCTCTCGTTTCTTGGATGCTGAGTACACGTCGATCAAAGCGTCAAACGAGGTCGTGATTGATCCTGGTGGTGGTGGTGATTTTCTAACGTGGGAAGCATGGAAAACTGCCGCACCAGCATCCTGGAATCGGCCAGTTTGTGTAACGTTCAAGAAGGGTGTTTTCCACACGCTACCGTCTGGTCCTGCGGAGGGACGTATTTACCCAGGTGACGTACCTGGCACAGGCAAGGTCATCATTACTACTGACGGCACGTTACCGACACAGTCTGCTTTTTCATCAGACCTGAGTGTCAAACCTTCTACATCAAGCAGAATCTACCCTTCTCAAATTGGTGAATGTGCGTGGTTTGAAACGCCAAACTCAACAAATCACACCATCTTCGGTCTTCGTGATAATGACCGTGACATCTGGTTCCGAGGGATATATAGTTTTCAAAATCAGGCCGTAGCAAACAGTCGTGGATTCTGGAACTCAGCTACACCATCAAGCTCCGCTGGATTTATGACAGATGTCCAGTGGGATCGGTGTATGTTCAATGGTGGTAACATCAACCGGAATCTTGAGCTACGAAAGTCTGGCGCTTTCAACGGTCGGCGTATTGGGATGTTCGACTGCTACATTCACAACCTCAATGCCGGTCCGCAGTCTACGGCAGTTTCTAATGCTACGTTCGGTCAAGCAGTACAAGAATGGGTAGTCTGGAACTCGCACCTTGAAGCAATGGGTGCTAGCTGCTACGTAGACTCTGGAATAACATTGCCAGCGTCTGACATGCTTGCTCGAGACGGAGCGATCGCGTACTGCCATATGTACAGACCGCTCAGTTGGCATACGTCACCACCATCCGACTATCGTCCGAAGACTTTCTACGAGCCTACTTGTGGTGATCGTTTGATGCTTTACCGAACGTTGATGGAGAACGGTCTCCAGTCCATCGACGGTCAGCCTGGCATCAACATGAAAAACAAGTACGGGATTGGTGATCCTACGCCAGGTTCGCCGCATGCACTTGGAGAAGGTTTCCACAGTTACGATCTTATTGTCCAAGAGTGTTGGATGCGTAATCACCGAGAGCCAACTAGCCTGGCAGGACGAGGATATTGCGCACGATGGTCAATCAAAGATCTCGTCTGCGAAAAACTTGGACGGAACGCTACAGGTGCAGGTACTGCTAACTACTTCATCACTGTTGTCCGTGGTCCTAACGATGTCACCGGCATTACTAGCCCGGAGAATCTGTATCGAGAAGGCATCATCTATGCAGACGCCGACTTGAATTGGGCACATCATTACTCTGGCGTCTCTTCGCCCATGGTGGCTTCTGTTTTCAAGAACTCGATTGTACCACAGTCAACGTGGGGACCGTACTCTACGTCACTCGGTGGTGATGGTGCAGTTGGAGACAAGATTGACAGCGCTCATGACGGTCGTGGTAACATCTTCATCAGTGAAAATCCAAACTTCTTTGACGACGTTCCTGGCATGTTCAGCAGCTGCACATTTCCTGCTAACGAAGTTGGATTGTATGCTGACGCGTCAACAGGGGATTACCGTATCAGTCCTGCGCACGCTTCTGCAGGCACTGGTGTTGATGGATATGCCGATCCGGGTGGAGCTGCAAATGTAATTGCAGCGATTGGCCTGCGCGGTGCAAATGTACGTAGCCTAGAGGTGACTCCATGAGTAAACTTGCTGGTGGCAATTACTTTGAGCTGGCTGGAGGGATTGGGGGAATTGGACTTACCCCTAATGCTACAGCTGATACAAAAGGAAGTTACAGTGAACTGGCGTCGTCAACAGCGCAGGATTGGGGTGGATTTCATATTACAATATCCCGACGACCAAACTCTGGAAACTTCGAGTACTTGTTTGACGTTGCTGTGGGTGCAGCCGCGTCAGAAGTTAACATTGTCTCTAATCTTCGCTTTTCGGGACTTGGTTCGTCGTCAGCAGATACAGGCTGGAGTATGTGGTGTCCAATCCCAATTCCAGCTGGTACTAGAATCTCTGCTCGGTGCCAGTGTGGATCTGCCTCAGGCTCGAACATTCATATAAACGTCACAGGCTATGGCCCACATCCAGACATTCCACAAGCAGGCTCAGCCACTGTCTATGGGTCTAACGCAAGTACGACGATGGGTGATTGTGTACTGGCTGCCAGTGGTGGAAGCAAAGGCTCTTGGTCACAGATTGTAGCGTCTACAACCAATGACATGGGCATTCTTTACGTACACTTTGGCGGAGCTGACGATTCTGCATTCGCTACACAGTGGGGAGCCTTTGATATTGGCATAGGTGCTAATCCAAATGAAGTAGTACTGATTCCAGATATCACGTGCCAACATAACGTCGGTGAGCAAGCTACTACATTGCACGGACCGTACTTTGTAAATGTTCCTTCTGGTGTACGGCTTAGTGCTAGAACGTGGAGCCAGTCAGGTTCAATGGATTCAGTAGACGTCACTGTCATCGGATTCAGTCGGGGATAATAATGGCAATCACAGAAGAAAACTCTGGGACACAGACGGCAGTAATCAGCACGAAGTACACAGTGCCTGGATCTGCAATTACAGCAGACGGAGCTTACGCATTCGCTATTGACGTGTCCAACATGGTGAACTCTGACGTTCTGAAGATAACCAAGTTGCGGCAGGTTGAGTCTACCAGTGGCATAGTTGAAGAAACTGTGGCAATTCTGTCTCATGCTCAAGCAAATGGGATTTTTGAAACTGAGCCCGAGCCGTCTTTTTATAGTCTTCAGTACTCGTTTACACAAACTGCTGGCACTGGGCGTTTGTTTGAATGGTCAATCGCTAAAGCATCATGAAGAATAGCTGGTATCTATATTCTGGTGGAGTATCTATCGTAGGTAAAGATATTCCCATGAATTGGGATACAGACGGTGTCGTTGGAAAAGACATCGAACAACAGTGGAATGTCTTGTCAGGAACCGGTGTCAGTGCTGTGCTGGATTGGCATGTACTGGAAACTGTTGGTCGTAACATTCCAATGAACTTCAACGTAGCTGGTGCTGTTGGAAAAGACATCCCGATGGAGTGGGATATTATCAAAATCATTGGGACTAACGTTACTCTGCAATGGAACACAGGAGATATCATTGGTCTGGATCGACAAAAGTACATCGTTCTTTTGGACACCATCCCTAGCTAGGAGCTAAACATGCCATCTGCGGCTGATCAAACGATCACCCATTTTGGGGGGATCAATCTCAAAACGTTTCCAGTGGCTGGCGCAGCTGCGGGGAACCTTACGGTTACTGGGATTACTACGGATGACAGACTTGTCTCTGTCGTTGGGTTCATTCTCGTTGAAGGTGCGCCGAACACGCTCACTATTCTCGACCTCACCAGTGAGTTTACAATCACTGCGGCTAACACAATTAACAACACTGGTGGGACTGCATCCACTGCAGGTATGCTCTTCGTGACGTATCTCGATAAGGATGCCTGAGCATATGCTTGAGCTGAAGTTGTTACTCCTGGCTACACCTGCGCTCTTTGTCGTAGCTGGCACTTCAGCCTTGTACGCAGCGATGCAAGACGGAGGCGTTGTAATTAAAGACGATGCTTTAATCCCCCTCGGATTGGCTGTCATCGTATTGTGTGCGGCTGTAGCTGCTGCTTGGAAACTATCTCAGTACGCGGCTAAGTGGGATGCACGCCTTGCAGCTGTAGAAAAAGAGCTGCAAAAACAAACTAGTAAAGGATAGTAACAATGCCACACACAGAGACGACTCTGATGTTGCATTCGACCAAAGATGGTCCGTGGGTTGCGGTCAAGCGTTTGGTCAAGATCGTCGTACGAGGAGCTACTACGAACGATATTCTAGAGCTCAGATTCAAAGACCACGATCTGGCATACGATCCGGAGCCAATGCGGACTAGAGGCAATGGCGTGTTTCATCTGAACTTTCCGCGAGGAAAGGTACAGGTTACTCGTATTGCTGGTTCACAAGCGGTTACTGTCTTTGGACACTGTAAGGAGTACATCTAGTCATGGGATTGAAGCCATTCGGTGACACCGTTTTTGGGGAGGTGATCGAACATCGCGGCAATGAAATGCTGCTGGGCGATCTACACAACGCAGTTAGTACTTTTGATGGTGGCGCTAACGCTCATATTTTTGAGCGCGAGGCGAGGGCACTCGCAGCGGTGCTTGAAGCACCAGAAAAGCAGTTGTACCAAATGCGGGTAAGAGAGTTAGGACCTGACTGCAAGGAAGACCTGCAAGTCGGAGACATCGCGATCCTACCACCGTTGTCAGGGACTATGCTGACTATCGTGGACGAGGAGACAGACGAATACATGCGTATCTTTGCAATCAGTGAATCCTTGATCCTCGCTGGATATCGAGAGGACTAACAGATGCCAGCACAGGACGTTCCAGATCTGAGTATCAGTAAAGAGAAGCTAGAGGAAATCAACCTCTGGCTGTACGATCAGATCACACATACGAAACAGGACATGGATCCTGTTATTGACCTCTGGCAAGAGATCAACAAGCTGTACGAACAGACGGAACTACCTGCCAAAAAGGACTTTCCGTTTGAGGGTGCTGCGTATCTGATGATCCCAATCATGCCTACCATCGTTGAGATGATGAAGAGCATGCTAGGGAACACGTTGTGGGCACCTGCAGATCCCTTCACACCAAGACTAACTCGGAAGGATCTGAAGGATTTCCTCAAGCCGATGCGGAAGTTTATGACGTGGGCTACGCACAACGAGTTGATGCTCCCAGAGTTGATGGAGAGTGTGTGGCTCGAGATGCTCAAGCTAGGGACGTGTGTGGTCTACTGCGGATACGAACAGAAAGACGCAAGACGGTTTGAATACGACGAGGCAACTGGCTTCCAGGAGATCATTGAGCGTGTTGTAGATCGGCCTGATGTGATGCATATCTCCAACGGTGATTTTTTGATGCCGCTCGAAACCAGACGTACTGCCGATGCTCGTTGGAAGGCGCATCGAGTGCGGCTTGATTGGCACGAAGTGAAACGGCGTGAGCGTGCAGGGATCTATAAGAACGTTGATCGAATCGAGGCATGGGTCGAGAAACGGCAGACAGAGTACGAGGATGATCGAGAGGATCAGACTGACGCACGTCCTACTTTCATGGACGAGTGGGAAGTCTGGGAGATCTGGTTTGAGTACGATGTCAAAGAAGACGGCACGGCGGACAAGCTGGTTTGGAGTTATCATCTAGACTCCAGGACAGCCCTTCGCTATCAGTACAACTGGTTCCCAGCACAGCTTGACCCGTATGAGTTTGAGGTCTTCGAGGAGCGTGAGCACAAAGTACATGGGACTGGTATCGGACATATCGCGAAGCCGTACCAGCTCGAGATCAGTACCATGCACAATCAGCGTCTCGACAACCACACGATCGCCAACTCTACGATCTTCAAACGCAAGAACGATGCACTAGGACCGAACGATATTACACTGAGGATGGGCTCGTCAATCGGTGTGGATGAGATGGATCATCTGGAAGTCTTGAACATGGGTCAGCGGTTTGACTCAGGCATCCAAGACGAGCAGCATTCCCTGGGCTTGCTTTACCAGCGTGTGGGAATGCAAGACTTTACTGGTCAGCAGGCGCTCATGGACGCGCAGGCAACCACCGCCATCGCACAAATCGCGGAGGCGAAAAAGCGGTTCGACGCAACGATCAGACGACAACGCAAGTTCCTTGGCCGCATCATGACCAAGTGCATGCTACTGTATCAGAAGTACTATCCGGAAGGAAAGACCGTTCCGTTGCTGGGAGAGGATGCGCAGTTCACTGAGATCGCGCTGGAGTTCCCAGATGAGTGGTTCATCAACGGCATCGGCATTGACGTCACTGCCACCACGAGCGCCACGAGCAAAGAGCTAGAGCGACAGAACAAACTCAGTCTCTTTGGTCTGGTGACACAGTACTTTGGACAACTTACTAGCTACATTATGCAGGCCGAGAATCCAGAACTTCCGGTCACTGTGCGCTTGGCTCTGCTTCGTATCGTCGATGGGCTTACTACGCTTGTCGAGGACATTCTGGAGGACTACGACCTACGCTACTCCAGTGACCTTGCCATCAGCATGGACGAAATACGTGCAGCGGCTGAGGCGGCAAGAGCGAGTATTGATGGTCAAGAAGTTGCAGGAGTCCCCTCCGAAGGGTTGGCAAATCGTCGTGCACTTGCAGGTGGATCTCCTGCAGGAGGCGGACAACCAGATCAAAACGGGCAACCTGCGGGGCAGGGAGCTGGAATTGGCGGTTGAGCGGTACAAGGCTATTCGTGACGTGGTAAAGATACCACAGTATATCATCAACCAGGAGCAGGATCGTGGCGACAATTCGTGAATCTGATTTGCCTCCAATCGAGGACGATGGCAAGGCTAGTCAGGGCCAGGAAGGACCTGGCGAGAGAGAGAAGGAGCCTGTGGTGGAAGCACCGCCACTTGAAGCCTCTCCGTTTGTAGGAACTGGAATCCCAGAGCTTGAAGGCAAGACTGCAGCTGAGGCTGCTGCCCTTTACGGACAGCTTAAACAAACTGCAACAGGTCTGCTGAGCGTCGTCCAACAGGGACGACAACCTGCACCAGCACCACCACCTGAGCCTGAGCCTGTGAAGTTTACAGGAGAGGATTTCGAGGAGGGCAAGGAGGAACAGTTGCAGGAAAAGATGGGTCGGTACTTCGAGACAAAGGCTGCACCGTTCGTTGAGGAGCAGTACCGAAATCTCGCAACTCTGCAATACCAAACTGCGATGAAAGATCCAATCATTGCACAGTACCCAGAGGAAGCGCGCCAAATGTTCTCGCAGCGATCGGTCCGTGATGTGGCTAACCCTGCAACGACGCAGCAGATCAGTGACCAGCTACGTAGGATACATCACGCTGAACTCGTGGCTGCAGAGATGGCAAAGAAAGAGAAGCCCAAGGTTCCACATCAAGAGCGTGTGTCAGGTCAGACTGAGGATGACATGCCACAGATGACTGCGCTTGAGAAGGAAATCTGGGTAGGACTTGGCGCAGACCCAAAAAGGGCTCTGGCTATCAAGAAGCAGATGCAGGGGCGATAGATCATGGGTGCTTTTGATAAGGAACACGCGGAGAAGGCAGCAGCAGCAGCGATCGTTGGCCCTGGCGTAGAAGAGGCCAGAGAAGAATTGTCTGCGGAAGAGGAGCAGTCGAAAAAGAAGTTGTTGATTCAGCATCTACACATGGCTTCTCTCGCAACACCTTTTACTCGGAGGCTTCGAGTAACAGATAAAGAAGAAGGCTTCCATTATCGGTGGGTAAGGGATGACCCTGACGCTATCGACCGTAGGACCGAGATGGGATTCAATCTCGTCACGGATGAAACCGAGAAGGCTCGGGGTGGGGAAGAGGCTGACAAGATTGACAACGTGCGGCGAGCTGCTGGACGGTACGTCTTGATGCGTCAGCCCCAGGAGATTCACGAGGCGTATGTGGAGTTGCAGAAGGAGAAGGCTGCTAAAGCAGTCCATGGTCCTCGGGAGATCTTCAAAACCATCGCTGCCCGCAGCGGTGTTGAGACGGAAGATCATACACGCATTTCCAGGGGTGCCCCTGGACCTGCTGCAACGGAGTAGAACATGGCTAAACTAAGACCATGGCCAGCTCGTTGGGGCACTGGTTCGCGTCCTTTTACTAAGCGGTATCCATTGAAGGCTGGAGAAACCTTCAAAGCGGGTGACATCGTTGCCCTGGATGCTAACGAGGATGTGGCCGAAGTCACAAGTGCTGACCAAACACCAATTCTTGGCTTCGCAGCTGAGAATGCAGCCGATGTAGTTGAATCGGGATATGTGACGGTGTGGGTCGCTGACGAAGGAACGGTGTTCGCCATGCAAGGCGACAACGCACCTGTCAAGGCTGACATCAACCAGTCCTACGGCTACATCGAAGACGGTGACGGTGTGTATACTGTTGATGGAACGGACACGACTAACGTCGTTCTGTACGTCGATGGTATTGACACCAACCGCGAACTTTACTTCTGTAAGGTTCTTGTCGCCGATCGCCAATACGCCGGATAAGGGAGACTGACTAATGCCAGCTACTAGAGGCCAATTCAGTCCCCTCCTTGCTCCGGGGCTAAACGACATCTTCTTCACGCAGCTCAGAAAGCATGCTCGTAAGACAGAGCACACTCTCTGGTGCAACGTGATGAGATCGTCACGAGCCTACGAAGAAGAGTACAAGGTTGCCGGACTGGGCCAAGTGATTCAAAAGGGTGAAGGCGAAGTGTACACGTACGACACGCCACTCAGTGGTGCTGTTATTCGGTATACTCACTTGACGTATGCCCTAGCCTTCCGCATCACCCGTGAGATGTTGGAAGATGACCTCTACGGGGTCATGAACAAGATGTCCAGCGAGCTTGCGAAGAGCGCTGCATACAACAAGGATGTGCAGGCTACGAGCATTCTCAACAACGCTTTTAACAACGCGTACACCGGGTTTGACGGGCTCGAGCTCTGCTCGGATGTTCACGTGAACCTCGGCGGCGGGACTCAGGCGAACAAGGCTGCGACAGACGTAGACCTTGACCTGCCTGCGCTCCAGGCGGCTGTTGAGACGTTCGAGAGCTGGACTGATGATCGTGGATTCAAGCTGGATTATGCAGGGAAGATGCTTCTGCATAACGTGGGTGACATCTGGACGTCCGGTGAAATCCTCGGGTCGGAGTTCATTCCGACTTCGGCTGACAACGCGATCAACGTTATCAAGACGAAGTACAACATCACGCCACATCTGCTCAAGCATCTGACTGACGCTGACGCCTGGTTCCTCGTGGGGGACAAGAGCGATCACGACATGAAGATGTGGCTGCGTGTCGATGACGAGTTTGACAACGACGATGATCCTAACAACGGTGATGCGATCTTCAGCACGCGCCATCGCCTCAGCACTGGTCATGGTGACTGGCGCGGGATCTACGGTTCAAGCGGTAACTAACCAGAGTTATAGGGGAAGACCCCGAAGCTCTACACTGGAACTGAGATGACATTTCTCGAGATGTACACTGAGGTTCGACAGTACCTTGGGAATCGTGCAGACTACACGATTGATCAAGCCAAGCTCGACGTGAACAGGCAGTATCAACGGTTGATGCTTAGCTACCAGTTTCACGAGACTGAGTTCGTGGATTCGAGCATCTCGACTGTCGCTACGGTTCCAACAGTCACAGAACCCGCTGGTGCTCGCGTCATCACTGGTATGCGGGACACCACGAACGATTGTGAAGTCGTTCCAAAAGACCATCATTGGCTCGTCGAACAAGACACGGTATCGACGGGACCACCTGAGTTCTTTGTACGGTATGAGGATGGGAGTGTCACTCTGTGGCCTATACCAGATGCGATTTACGCACTGAAGATCTGGTATAAGAAAGCACCTGATTACATGGTCGCAGACACCGACGTTCCTATCTACCCAGCGGACTGGCATGAGATCATCGTGCTTCTTGCAGCCTCGAGAGCATTCTTTCGTTACTCACTCGATGCGAAAGCACAGAATATCAAGAACGAAGCACTTTCGGATATTGCTTCTATTCAAGAAGAGCTCACCATGGACAGTCGATCCAGAATCGGTCAAGTAAGAGTGGAGAGGACACGTGGCGCGACTTCGTAGTTCTCCGCGACTGGCGGACCGTCATACTGGAGACCAGTGGAATCGCGGGTTCCAGTTTAGTCCTCCGAATAGATTTCGCTTTACGCTAGGTCCGTGGCGTCGTGTTGCTATTGACGGTCTTGGGGATTACGTTAGATCAGATGAATTGCGTAGTATCCAAAGTGGTTGGCTAGACTCAGAAGGTCGTATCGTGTTTGACAACGTACGGTCAGGAGTTGGATATCTTATAGCCGGAGAAACTTGGCTGGCTGGTGGATTCGAGCTAGGAACTACTGGTGTTGTTATTGCAAAAAATGCGTCCGACGAATTGGTAGTGATTGTAAACGTGTTAGGTACAGTTGTACATATTACGCATGTAGGCTCATCTGTCGTAGGTGCGACTAAAGCTACATACGCTCGTTGGGGTGCTTTTCTGTATATTACCACAAACGTTGATGCCACAAACGTTTATAAGTTTAACTTGACTACTCAAACGTTTTCGGCTGACGTTACTACAATGCCTGCGGGTGCAGCACAGTTTCTAGTCATAGATAACAACTTCGTTGCAATAGAGGATGATGTATCTACGAAAGCGATTAATGTAAAGTGGAGTGTTGATTCTTCACCAGAAGACTTCACATCGACAGGTTCAGGCAGTTCTTTGCGTTACAATATGGCTATGCCATTGTCAGGTGCTGTTGCAGTGGACAACACTGCAATTATCATCGGTCGATCAAAAGCTGTACGAATGATCCCAACAGGTACAGCACGTCCAGCATTCCGATTCCAAGACGAGCCCTCAATTCACGGTGGTATGTGTGCTGCACCGACAGGTGTTGCAGCAAAAGACTCTTCCGTATATTTCGTAGACGCTACTGCGAGATTAATGGTATATAGGAATGGGCAAGTTGCACCGATTTACAATACCAGAGCTGATTTGTATAACGATGGTGGTGTGATTGCCTATAGTGAGTCCGAGGACGTAGTTGTATTTCAGCATAGTGTCGCTAGTAAGCCTATAGTACTGATTAATCCTAACAGTAATGATGTCATTGGAACATTTGACATATCAGTAGTGCTAAAAGGTGCATACGATTTTCCGATTCTTTCGGCGCCAAACACGATTGGACTTTTGCTAGAAGGTGAATCTGGGAACTCTTGGTTTAGTACTGCAACAGACCCAACACTCTTTGGCAACATTGGTGGTACTTTTGACACAGGATATGTTGACCTTGGGGTAGATGCTCAGGTTGAGTTTGTCGAAATAGAAACAGAATCTGGACACACGATTGCGATTACAAATGACGATCAGGTAACTGTTGAAGTCCTGAGTTCAACTGGAGCGTCAACTACAGTTGATTACGGTACTACGGCGCCAGCAACAGCTCGATGGGATTCTGGTGGTACACGTATTTATCCTGTCGGTATTGGTGGTCGTTGGATACGAATACAACAGGGTAATAACACTGGTCCACAATTCATGGTGATCAACAGCATTTCGGTCATCGGACAGGTGCAGAAAGACTCTGACCGAGGCGTCTTCAGATGAGGCGTTTCGAGCACGTAGTACAACGTGAGGAGTTTGATCACAATGATGTTAACAGAGCTTTTGAGCGTGCGGAAACTGTCCTCGATCGAGAGCTTCCACTAATCTCCGTCACGTTCTACCAAGACAACATAGCGGCAAGCCAGACAGACGTAGTGCTCCCGCACAACGCAGGAACGAACACTAGTGTAATCATCCTCAGAAAGTGTTACGTCAGAAAGATTGGTGTTTACACTAACGATCCAGGCACGGCAGGAACACTCACAGTCACGCCACGCATCAACGGGACCAAGCTGACTGGTGGCGCAGAGCTTAGCAGTACGACCGACTGGACAAAGAACATCATGGAGTATGATAAAATCGAAGAAGCATTCGCAGAAGAGGAGGACATCCTGGACTGCGTGATTACCACTGACGGCTCTTGGCTCCCCACCACAGCCGACATCAACGTAGAAGTACTCTTGGAGGCTACTGGTGAGTGACGTAGCACTACGCTTGGAAGAACCGAGCACGCTACTAACGGTTGTGAGTGAAGACGGAAACACGTACTACACTACACCTTTCGTGGCATCTGAAGCAGTCCTCAGTGACCTCTGGCAAAAAGCTCAGAAGTTCAAGTTCCTGTTTTCAGACATGACAGAGGGGAACGAAGTACGTTTCCGTCAGCATATTATTTCTCCTGGTGTGGTGTTGTTGAACATCTACCAGGAGGATGTAGCACTGCCTATTGGCCTTGCATACATGGACCGTCTGCGCCCAAAGATGGATGCACACGTGCACTATCTATTCTGGGACCAGACACAGAAGGGCCGGCACCGACTGTTACTCTCTCTTATCCGTTGGGCGATAGATGAGTTTGAGGTTCACCGAGTGAACATCGAGGTTCCAGAGTATGCCTACTCAGCACTGCGAAGAATGCAGCGAATGGGTATCCGTCTGGAAGGTCGACGTAGGGGCGCAGTACGCTGGCGTGAACAGTGGAAAGACATCCTCACGTTTGGCGTAGTGGATGGAGAGATTTCTGATGAAGCCATCAAAGAAGCAAGACTTGCGCGCAAGCCAGCTGAAGACAACTGGTTCGGACTACTCGAAGACGGTAGTGTAATGTCAACTGCTGTACTGAGGGAGAAAAGATGAGCGGCTTTTTCTCGCCGGACCAAGTCTCGATTGACAGTCTAGCACCTGAGCTTGCACCACTACGGGACGCTGTAAGTAGGCTTCTCCAGGGGCAGTTGAGTGCTGGGCCGCAGCAACAACCTTCACTCTATCCTGGACTGCCAGGACCGTTTGAGCAGCTGTATGGAGTGGGACAAAACCCGCAGGCAGGCGCACCGTCGTTCTACAACGCGACGCCACCACAAGGGAACTTTGGAGATCCGACGACAAGTCCAGTGCCAATTCCGTTAACTGGTACTGCACCAAACCCAACGGGTCCCGTGAATCCTGTCACTACACAACCGCCGTATAACCAGCAGCCTACTCTTGATCCAAACTTGCTGTCTGGTGCGGCAGCTCCACGAGGTGTGTTTGGTGTTGGATCACAGAACTTCGGTCCGTTCCAGCCATTGCAGACCAGTGCTCAAGCCCCAACAACTGGACAGAACCAACAGTTCACACCGAGCTTTCAGAACCAGGTGACACAAGATCCTGGAGCACAGCTGAGGGCTGCGTTTGAGCCTGGGAACGTTGACAATGATCCTGGTGGAGCTGATGATCCGACGCCTGATGATGGTCTTGACGACGGACAGGTGACACCTGGCGGTGATCCAGATGGTGGACGAAATAGGGGTGGTGTGCCAGGACCTGGTGGAAGTCTTCCGTACAACCCATTCACAGGAAGTGGCTCGCTTGATCTCGCACAATTCGGAGGACCGTACAGTGCGCCACTCTTGGGAGGACAGCTCAATGCGCTTAGTGGAGTCAACAACCTGTTCAACCCAACTCCAATCGTTCAGAATCAGGATATGCAGGGTGCACTCTTTCGGGCTCTCTCCGGAAACCCGACCTTCAACCCTAACCTCGGAGTTTCATTCGGAAGTACTGTTGCTCCGTTTGATGTAGCAAGTGCTGCTGACCCGTTCTTCACTAGTCTGTTCGGCGCACCACCTGGACCTACGCAGTACCAGCCGATGTCCAATCCGTTCTTCAACACGCGATCACCCACACCTTTCGTTCCTGGGAACGGTGGAGGGATTGGACAGCTACCACCGGGTAGTGTGCAGCCGCCCGCGACGGGTGCTCCTGCGCCATCTGGCGGTGCGCCGGTTTCCTCCCCTGGTGGTGGAGGAGGCAGCCCGACTCCGCAGCTTACGGGTTCCGCGAGTCCGGTGGGTGCGGGGGGCGCCGCCAGCGGGGGCGATCTTCTTCCACATCAGCAGGCTATACTTGCACAAGGTAGTCCATGGCAACAATTCTTGTTTAACGGTTTACAGAGTGGTCAGTTTGGACTTGGGCCAAACTCTGGAAGTTTTACCGATCCATCGTTGGTGCCTATGGGTACGTCAATGCAAGGAATTGCTAATGCTCTTGCGTCGTTCGGGTTTGGTGGGCAGCTGGATAACGTTGCACAGCAAGTAGGACAGCCTGGGTTTTTCTCAGGAGTAGATGCGTCTCAATTCCATCCAGACTTTGCATCAAGTCCCTTACCACCAGTTCAAGGTCTGGCAACGGGAGGTTTCCTTAATCCAAATGGGCTTGACATTGTTGGTGAGAATGGTCCTGAGTTGATTCCACCGGGGAATCAGCAGGTGATTCCGTTGGCTGGTACTGGAGGAGGCTTTACTCCACCTCCACAAGCGGCAACAACTGGTGTGCCACAACTAACGTCAAGTGCTGGAAGTCAGACACAACCAACAGCACAACTGACGCCGCCACAACAAGCATTGCCACAAACATTCACTCCACCAGCTGTCAGTACATCAGTGCCTACAATGTCGGCACAATCTACGCAAACACTAGGCGCTCCCGAACAGGTACTCGGTGGGCCGATTCCAGGACAAGCGCCGACAACTGGTGGCTTTCCAGGCTTTGGTGCAGGAGGTCCAGGTGGTACTGCATTCCTGGATGCCCTTCTTCCACAGTTCTTGCAGTCTTACGGGACCGCACTACAAGCCCCTCGTTTCGATCTGACGGATACTTTCGGTGCAGGTGAGAGGGTATTCCAACGAGATCTGGAGGATCAACTTGCTAATGTTAGGGAAGAGTTCTCCGGACTGGGCTTGGGACCTGGATCTACGGACAGGGAAAATCGTCTACTGCAAACTGCCGGTGACTCTACTGCCAGGTTCCGTCTTGGCCAGTTGGGTCAGGCGAGAGAGAGCTTCGAGAATGCTGAAGGACGCAGGATTAATGCCCTTGGAGTCGGACCAGGAGCCGCCAACGTTCTAGACGCTCCTTTCAACAGACAGCTTCAAGCGTTGCCATTCTTGCAGAACAGAGAGCAGCAAGCTACGAATAACTTCTTCGACGTAGCGAATCCTGCTCAACAGCAGATGATGCAAGCATTGTCTCAACTGCCTGGGTTCTCCAACCTGCCGTTCGACCAGGGACAACAGACATTCCTGATGAACGAGATGGCACGAATCACTGCGGACACGGACTTGCAGCGTAGGCTTGGCGAGTTCCAGAGAACACAGGGTGGATTGCTCGATCAGATCATTGGTCTGCTTGGTGGCATTCCGCCACAAAATACAGGCTTCGGTCCAAGTCCGTTTAGCCAGATTGGTAGTCTGGTTGGTGGAATTGGCAGCTTCTTTGGAGGAGGTTGATCATGCCACAAGGTGGAAACGTATTCTTCATCCCACCTGAGTTCTACGGCCTTCCAGGGATTGGCCAAGGGCTGGAGAGGTTCAACGACAATCGTAGACGGAGCAGGGAAAATGCTCAGGCTGATGCTCGCTTTGAGCAGGAGCAGCAAGCGAACGAGCTAGCGATCAGAGCAGCAGAACGGCAAGAGCAACAAGCGAATCAGCAACGTGAGATGGGACTACGTGCTCTTGAAGAGTACAATAATGTTATCGCTCTTGGCGGTACACCAGAAGATGCTCGGCTGGCCGTAGGACCGATCGCAACACAGTTCATGTCACAAGAGTTCTTCGGTGGCGTGGATCCTTCGATTGCGTTTGAGTCAGGTGCGCTAGGTGTTGCTGAGCAGCGTGCGAACGTTGACTTCATCTTGCAGAATACATCTCTGACTAAAGAGGAGATTGGACGTGTTCAGCTTCAGACTCAGGAGATTCAGAACGCACTGGATGATCGTCAGTCGTTCGTCGATGCTGCACGTGCTGAAGGTAAGACACTAGGCATGTTGACGCTCGAGGCTCGTAATGCTGAGATAGCAGAAGTCACTGCTCGAACAAACCTCTTAGGTGAACAAGCAACGACTGAGGCGACGCAACGTAGCTTGATGCGTGCTCAGATCGATGCAATGAGAGCAGAAGCTGCTGGGCAGGGTGACGATGCCAAGCTCATGGCGACGACAGTTGAAGCCATTCATCTGTTTACGAATGGTGAGATCGTCAGTGGACAACCCATCACGCCTGAGCACATCCGAGCGTATCTCACAGGCGGCGCAGGACTGAGCCCTACTCAACAAGCGTACATTGCAGCAGCTCATGATAAAGTGATCGCGAGTGCAAACGCGGACTTCGCAAACAAGATGAAGTCAGCAGGACCGGATGCACGCCTACAACTGGATCTCTTGAATGGCGCCATTGCGATGAACGAAGCCGGTGTTACGAGTCTCGAGGAAGAGGACCTGCTAGGCTTTTTCGTTCGAGCGGCTGAGAGTGTGACGGGTGGTCCAGTAGCAATCAATCGCACTCCAGCAGGGTTCTTCGGACGAAGCTTTGAAGATACTCTCGAGTTTGGGTTCTCGAACTATGCTGACTTCGAGCAGTACGTTGGCGGACTCGCTCCTGATCCTGCACTGTTTGATCCTGCCATGAGCCAAGAAGAGTTCATCGAGAATCTTCAGGATGCTCCTACTGCTCAGTTGCAGGATATTGAAAACGATACAGACAACCCCGCGATCCGAACAGTAATCCAAGGGATTCTTCAGGATCGTGAAGTAGAAACTCCGCGAGAAGTTGTGAGAGAGACTAACCCAGTTGCTGGTAGGACTTCCCCTGGAGGCAGAACACTAAGTGCGATCAGCTCACTCGTTGGTGATTCAGGGTTTGATGAAACAGCACACCTTAGACGTCCATCAACTAGTCCTGTAACTGCCGCTCGGAGTCGAAGAATCAGCCAACTCCAAAGCGAGCTTGATCAACTAGATGCACAAGCACCTCTTGCAAACGACTCTACCTATGCTACTTGGGTGCGACGTCGTAGAGCGAAGGCGGACGAGCTTACAAGGGTCAGAGGAGGTAACTAGTGCCAGAAACATACTCTCAAGCATTGGCTCGACTGAACTCGATTCAAGAACGGGATGCAGAAGATCCGAACAGTGCGACTGGTGTAGTCAGCCGTATCCAGCTTGAACGTCGTCGGACAGGTGTCACTAACTCCCGTGTAAACCTGCTTGACAGGCAGAGAGACGATGTTGGGATTTTTGGACAATTCGCCCGTGGCGCGGTTTTGGGGGCCGTTGAACCCTTTGCCTTCTTGCGGCCCGTAGGTTCCGTTGTAGAAAGCCTGGAGTCCGCCGTGCCCGACAGTGGGGCCGAAACGGTGGCCCGAGTAGCCGGAAACCTAGCGGGCTTCTTTGTCCCCCTTACTCCCGCGATGAAAATCGGTGGGACAGCTGCAAAAGCTCTGCGACTCACACGTAATCCTACTGCTATTCTGGAAATTGCGGATGCAGGAGCTAATATTACAAGGCTCTCTGCGAAGGGTAGATTCGTTCAGGGTGCTGTGGCAGGTGCGGCAGTTACGGCAGGAGCTCCAGCAGAGGATCCAGCTGAGAGGCTCGTAAACACGGCTCTTGCTGCGTCGGTCTTTGGAATTGGTGACGCGATTCTTCCTGTAGTAGGCAAGGCTATCTGGGGAATGATGCCGACAGGAAGAACTGTCAAGGCTCTTGATCGTGCGACTACTGAGCTGGTTGAGAATGGGTCGATCGTTGACGAGAGTTCTGCGGCAATTCTTGGTCGTGCTGCGGCTGCAGCAGACGCTCTGTTTCCAAAAAGAGCCCTTGATGACATAGGTATCGCTGCTCAACGTGAGGCTATCCAGAATGGAACTGCCAGGATGTTTTCGTCCGACCTTATTCCAGGACATGTTAGAGTCGTCCCCGGACTGCCCAGAGAAGCTGGGATCAGCATGGACAAGGTCCTCGGAAAAGCTGGAGGATTTGACTTTGCAGCTGTTAAGCCACCAGTTGCACGAGGACAGTCAAAGACGATTGACTATCTTGTCTTTCCGAAAGGTGAGATGCGCGCGGAGATCGTTCAGCAGTATGAAAAACAGGGGTTTCTCAAGGGACAGAAGGTAGCGATTGACGGGAATGACTGGACAATCATCGGATACAACAGCGCAAACAAGAACGTCCGTCTGAAATACCAGGACAAAACGAAAACGGTGTCTCAAGCTGATTTGCTTGATCGTGGGATTTTGCACCCTGTTGCCTCTTGGACGATTCCGAAGGTGAAGGATGCACCAAAGCTCTGGACTAAGTATCTGGATGAAGTAGGTATCGAACCAGGAAAGCCTTTTGAGGCTGAGTTTGCTAAGTTCATCGAGCGCCACGGTGTTAAGCCTGAACAGGCTGAGCCATTGCGAGAGTACTTTACTCAGCGGCTTGTGCTTGACCTAGCCAGGATCGCACCTGAAGAGTGGTCGATTCTCAGTGCGATCAAGAAAAAGAAGTTTGTGGTCGGAGAGGAGTTGGAAGATCCTCTCGGAACACTTAGAGCAATGGCAGCACAACAGGGATACTCAGTACATATGGGTGGGCCTGTTAACTCTGGTACTGTCGGTAAGGGTGTGTTTGAGTTGGTCAATGCCTTTCAACCAGGAGCTTCACAAAAGTTCCCAAGTGTACGTGCAGCAATGGCTTGGATCAGAGAGAATCCACAACCAGGGATACCGAGGATTAGTGATCTGGTTCCAGGGCTGCCGCTGCCAGAAGAGATCCTCTTTGGTTATGAGGGTGCGGCAACACAAGTCACCAGAGGCGCTGCTGGCATGGGTGGGATGAACCATCCGAAGATGAACCGGCTTGACCGTCTGTTCGCTCCAGTGACTCCGCGGCTGAGTGCAATTCGCAACTTTGCTAACAGATTGACTGAGCAATCCGGCGGTGAGTTCCAGGGTACTAAGCTCTGGGGTGCGTTGTCAGACCTGCAGATTTCGTTGGGTAAGGCACGTAACCAGATGAACCCACACGTTAAGACGCTCGAGAAGATCAGAGGTCGGACATGGAATCAGAATGTCAGGCCTGAGAAGATGGCAGCGGTGAATGACCTGATTGAAGCTCCGACTAAGGGCTTCAATTTCATCATGGAGGATGGTCGCAGGATTGCACCGTCACTCAGGGATGACATTATCAAAAACAACAATCTCAGTGCGAAGGAGATCAAGTTCGCAGATGAGATGCGTCAGTGGTGGGATACTCTGTTCAAGGAGATCACTCCTCAAGCCCGACTTACTGCGACGTCGGAAGAATTCCTTCAGGTTTATGCTCCTATTATGCGGAGTATGGAGCATGATGCTGCACTGAAACATCTCAAAACTACGCTCGGATCGAAGTTTGACCAGAACCTGTTTGATCTACTTTCGAAGGTTGACGCTAGTGGGCTGACTTTCGCGAACCAGGTGAATCCTGTTACCAATGCTGCACACATGCTACGCGGTTCCATGATGCACATCTGGGCAGGACCACAACAGGTTGCTGCGAATCAAGAAGTCAACGGAGTGTTGGCGTTCTTTGGTCGTAAATGGGTTGGTGGTCGACGTGGTACGGAACCTGCGACAGGTAAGGAGATCGTTGCTCAGGTTGAGGAGTTGGTAAAGAAGGGTCGCCAAGACATTGCCGACAGAGTCGCAGGTGCTCCAGGCAAGGAGGTCCAATGGGATGGCTCAGCATACGAGCAGCTGTTCAACATGGGGAAGGAGTATCTGAGTGCTGTTCGTGGAGGTGCACCAGAGACTTGGTACAGTGTTAGAATCGTAGCCGACGACTTTCTCAAGAGCACCGGAGTTAAGCTCAGCGAGAAGGACGTTGACAAGCTGGTGAACACTGTGATCTCGTTGAACTACGGTGCGTTCATGGGGTACCGTCCGGCGCTTGCGGTGAGGAACATGATCCAGCCCTTCGTGACGACGTATCCAATGGTTGGAGCGAAGTACCTAGCGCATGGGCTGAAGATGGCAGGGAACAAAGACAACTACAAACAACTCCGTCGGGCTGGCGCAGTTGTGTCAAACGCTCACGCACCATTTACTGAAGAAGTGTGGATGAGTGACCTAGCAAACATTGCTAGGACTAGTGGCACGAAACGTGGTGCAGTTGTGGAAGCTGGAGCTAAGGCTCTTGAGAGCGCACGAGCATTAAGTGCAGCGTCTTTAAGTGGACGGGGAGCTTTCTACACCAGAGCTGACACTTGGAACCGGGCAGTGAGTTTCTTTGCACAGCGTAAGAAAACTCTCGACGCTTGGAACAAGTATAAGAAGCATGGGGATGTTGATGTCTTCAACCAGGAAAGCGGGCTCGACTTTCTTGGTGGTCAGAGCATGACACAGAAGTTCTGGGATTTGGTGGAGAATGGGAATCCGAAGAGTCTAGAAACTGCGCTCGACTGGTCTGGGACCATGATGGCGAACGAAACTCAGTGGATCTACCAGAGTGGTGCAGGACCGAGTTTGATTTCCCAGGGCATTTGGAAGATGGCAGGACAGTATGGTACGTGGCCTGCATGGTACATTGAGCACTTCCGGAGAGGTCTAACGCGGGGACTGTTCTACGGAAAGGGCGGAGCCAGACAGCAGTTCAAGAATCCTGATCGGATCAAGTTCGCGTTGAGGACTGGTGCACTTCATGGCGCGATCGTGTCGAGTGCCGCCGCGACAGGAATGGCCATGTATCGTTGGTCGCCGCTTGCGAGTATGTCCTTCTCTGGTGGACCGATGGTGGAGTTCGGCAAGGACATCACAGCGTTGATCGGAGGGAAGCTCACGACGGGAGGAAGCACGGCAGAACGTATGCTAGTTCTCGGTAAGTATGGTGCGCGGGACACTGGACATGGTGTAACAGGGGTTGACATGTTCGACGTGCTTCCGTTTACAGAGTTCCTTCCGTTCACGCCAGGGAGTGGGATCGATATCAAAGGTGTCGAGGGTTGGATGAAGCTGTTCACGAATGGTCCAGGGAAGTTGATTCCAGGGTCGCTGTTGCTCAATGACTTCCGGAAGGCATCGGAGCAGCCAGACGGGTTTAGTTTTGCACTAAGAGCCGCTGGCTTCCCGATTCGAGCACAGGGTAGTGAGTGGGGGGCGTTGAAGTTCTAGTTCACCTACAGAGGTTTCGCACCCCCACACTCAGCCTTTCAGACGCCAATTCTAGCATCTAATCATCTAAGTTCCGTAGTCACTAACATGCCGATCACGTGCTCTGCACATGTAGGATGGCTACGATAGGTGTAGTGCTCGGGGCAGGAATCGAACCTGCGACCTACCGGGCTTCAACCGGACGCTCTACCGCTGAGCTACCCGAGCTGCTGTTCACCGAGTGAACCTCTTTTCAGCGTCTGTTACTGCAAGCTCTTCTACCGTAAAGTAGTTTTCAGCCTGCAGCATGTTTAACGGCGTGCGGTCGTCCAGGTCTGGATGCGGTGCTCTTAACCACCGTAAACATTCATCGATATCCCATTGTGTAAGCTGATGAATGCGTGGAGCATACAGACCTGCTGTATCATACATTGAGAAACTTCTCCACTCGTTCCTCGTCTCCCTCAAACACCGCTATCATGATTGCCCACTCTCCGCAGGCTTGCCGGAAACACTTTTCGCTAGATAGGCCAGAATTGATAGGGTCGTCCTCAAGTCCTGTAGGGTATCCGTGTTCGCAGGGACCCCACGCTCCTTGTAGAACATACTCAATTGCTCGGAATCCATATCCAAGGGCTCGGAAGAATCGGGTGTCTGTCCCAACAGCGTAATGTGCGGCGACACGATCTACTCCTTCGATAAGGTTGAGGACTACAGTAGAGTACAGGTCATGATCGAACGGTAAGTCGTTGTAACGAAAGAAGCCACGGGGCTCGAGAGCTCCAGTTGCTACAAACATGGTCCATGGGATGATCGGTACGCCGACTCTCATGGCCTTTTCTCTTTTGTTGAACCCAGGGTCAGAACCGACGAGAAGCATGTCGGTTTCCTTGGTGACACTGGACTGGATCTTCGCACCGAGCATTAGCTCAAAGTGTTTGGTGGCTTCGTCGCGGGTCATGAGTTTTCCTTCACGGGAATGACTGCGAACACTCCCTGTTTGTGTAAAAGATCGAGCACTCTAATCCACTCAGGTGTAGGAAAAAGGGTCTCGCCATCACGATTTACAATGTCGTAACTGTAGCCATCACACTTTCCACAGTCATCGAAACGGACGTACGCGATAGCTTCAATTAAATTTGAGGTCATCTCTCCAAGCTCCTATTGACTTCGTGTCCATGGCTCTGCCTTTCCACTCATGGTGCAGTCGCTGCGCCAGATCCATGAAGTTGATGCGCAGACGGTCACAGACTTCGCGCTTTCCCTCTTTATCTTTCGGGCCGAGGAAGTCGATACGGATAGAGCGCAGGTCACTCTCGAGATGGATGTCCATCCGCTCGTCCTTGTCGGACTCAGCGAACATTACCTGTTGAGTAATGCTGCGTGATTTGTCTTGCACCGCTACAGCGGTGAACGACAGTCGTTTACTCATTGGACTTAACCACAAGTATAGGGAACGGCTCTGGTCGGGCGACGACGCCAATGTGTGGATGATTCTCCTCGTCTAAAGCCTCCTCGCAAAGAAAGCATGATGCTTCCTCACCCCTCCAGTATGTGAAGGTAGGCTCGTTCAGCATGTAGCACCAGTATACATCACGCTCATGAGGCAGCTTAGCTCGTTCACTCATTGGGCATGTACCATTGTTTACCAGCTTTGATCTCCATCTTTACAACTCCCATTGCGAGAAGGTTTGAGAGTATCCCATCTAGCTCTTGGTTGGTGAGAGCATGATGGTTTCTTGATATAATTTCACCGCGCGTGAGGCCACCATTCGATCTAAGCTCTTCCGCAATTCTTTCGAGGTCTCCGCTAACAGGGTTGCGACCAACGGCTGAGAAGGTCTGTGCCATCCTGTCTTCGAGGCCTTCGAGGAGATCCTTTGCGGTCCGAAAGTGGTCCCGTCGTATAACAAGTTCATCCGTCTCTGCGATACTGAGAAGCATGGAGAGCCTGAGGATATGTGTTGGCTTACGTGCCAGATACCCTTTGAGCCTATAGTCCAGGTGGGTGTTACTCGGGTCCCACTTTTGTTCGTACCAGTTGTTGAACCAGTCCTTACCATCAGGGTCCCAGACGAACTCTCCTTCCAGGTCCATGATGTGTTGCAGGTCTCGCACCAACTTCTCCCGCATGATGAGCATCTTGGGAGTAATATTAACGTCGGCACGTTTGAATCTAGGTTTGTCTTCTCTGATAAAAATGGTTCGAGAGGCAAAGCCTCCGGAGATGAAGTTAGCATCGAGCTCGGAACTAGCAAACCACTCTGGGACCACGCCTCCAAGAAGAGAGAGGAAGGGAGTCTCGACCCTAGCAGTGCCACCGCCCTTTGTTGTATATTCCCAATTGTCATCGCAGTCGTATATGTCTGTGAGGAACTCGACCATGTTGCCGCCGCTCGGACGGATGAAACTCGCAAACTCTGATGCGGTGACAGCCAAGGCACAATTTCCACCACCACCACGTCGCGTCATCTGCTGAATTAATGCTTCCTTCGTGATGGCTTCGCTTGCTGTCGGTACACCAGCATCGAAGAGCATCTTTCGGGCAAACCGGATAGCGGCGGACTTGTGGACAATACCAGGCGGACCCACCAAGAGTACGAAGATGTTCGGAAAGAACTTGTAGTAGATCCATCTTGTGAAGAGATTCCTCTGGGTTGCGGAAGAGAGGATGGCTAATGCCGTCCACGTCAGGTAGTTGTCTGGACATTCGCTCTCGCTGGTGTAGTATCGGAAACCGTCTAGCCAGTTGGGGACTTCACGTTTGGACATTGAGCTTCTCTTGTAGCTCCGTGATAGACTCAACTAGCTTCAGGTTCTGCCATAGCAGATATTGGATGAGTATGTATACGTCGTGACTCATTCCACCTTGGATACCTGCTAATGCGCCCGAGACCCTATAGTCTTCTGTGTATGTGTATGGAGTTGCATGCTCCTCGAAGTCATCCATACTTCTCTAGCTCCCCGTAGTTAGGTCCGTAAGCGGCGTCGACAGGAATGATCACGTTGTGAGTTTCGAGAGGAACCGGTACGGTCATTAGTTCCATAGCCTTGGGGATAACCTCCGAACGAAGCTCGGTCGGGTACTGGAGTAGTAACGCATCGTGATTCTCGAGAACAATACGAGAGCTATTATGTCCACTAGCGCGCAGTTCACTAAAGATACCATCCTCGACTCTCCTCATTCCAATGCGAATCATGTCTGCGACGGCACTCTGTGCGAAGTGTGAGTATCCTTCCCGGAACGTCTCCTTGTTCATCCGTCCGAAGAAGATTCGCTCTCGACCAAAGGCGTTGACCAGCTTACCGTTCTTTCGTATCTCGGAGGTGATCCACTCCCAGTAACTTTCCAGCTCAGGGTAAGCTGCCATGTGAGCGGCTCGCATGACTTTGGCAAGTTTCCTAGTGATTCTTGGAACTCCGGGTTTGCCAGCGTCTCTTGCAAGTATCTTGTAGAACTTCTCTGGACCCATTTCATAATTGAATGCATGGTTGCATCTCTTCGCAAGGTAGCGATGGGGATACTCCTCAACGTCGTCCCAGTCAATGTCTAGGACCTTCGTCGCAGTGAGTCTATGCACGTCTTGGCCAGCTTCAAAGCACTCAATCATCGCCTTGATGCCAGCTTGGTAGGCTACGATCCTGGCTTCTGCTTGGGAATAATCCAGATAAGCGAATTCATATCCACGTTCTGCGACGTACATAGAGCGAAGTTCATGAGGCACGGTCTGCATGTTGATTCCGTAACCTTCAATTGTCTTAGAACATGCGCTACGTCCTGTCTCGGTACGTACAGGATTGTATGAGAAATAGGTGTACCCCTTTCCATCACACTTTACCTTGAGGTAAGAGGAGATCCGCTTGAGCTTTTGACGGATGGAGATGATAAGGAGTAGGCTCTCGTCACCAGTTTCGTTGTAAAGCTCACGCAATGAATCCTCGTCGGCACTGAGAGCTTTTGTCTTTCTGTTTCGTTTCTCCTTGAACTTTCGTATTCCATAGAGATACTCCAACAGATCCTTTCGTCCATTGACGTTGATTGCTGGCTCACCTTTCTGCACCCTCTTGGCTAGTCTTGCTGTGAACTCACGGATCTCAGGTTCTCTCTGTGGTGTGGTCTTGACAATATCGATCAGGCTCTCCATCACGAAGATGTCGAGAGCCTCGTACTCAGCGTCGGCCTCGCCTTGAGTCTCTTCTTTCTGCCGCTCCATCTCAGCGACGTCGACCTTGATTCCATTCACGATCATGTTCACGTAGATCGGAATGTCGGAGGTCATCAGACGATCATACAAAGTCCGATGACGAGGATTAGTAAGCTCGTCACTTTGCATAGCTTGAAAGGCTTCAAGTGTGGTACAAACATCCTTACCATTATACCGCAAGAATTGGAGGATGTCTGCTTCGTCCTTACCACCAGTCTTCCAGACTTTACCCTCGTCTTTGTAGTACGGCTCGCGAGTGTAGACTGATGCAATTACATCTAATCCTTTCCGAAGTTCTGGATATGCCACGTGTTGAGCAACCATTGTATCTTCGCGGTAGTTCTCAACTCGTATCCCATTATTCTTGAGAAGAAATGACTGATCGAAAATGCCATTCTGCGCGAGCTTCGGTGTGGGATTAGCAAGCAAGGCTTTGGCAACAGCCATACGACCTGCGTCCCGTGTGGTAAGTATAAGAGCCCATGAGGGGTCCGTAGAAAAGCCCACGCAGTAGAGTTTTTGCTGGACGCACTCGATGTCATAGCTAAGAAGATCTCCTTTGTTGAGGGCGTCCAAGCATCTGGCAAGTGTAGTTGGATCTGGATCGATGTAGTATTCTCTCTCTGGGAGTCTGAGATCTGAAAACTTGGCATCAGTTGCAATCCTTTTAAAGTCCGTCGCAAGAAACACCAGCATTTGGTACTGCCGAAGCACCGCCGCAGGGTGAATCGTGGGGATAACCTTCCGGCCCTCGATACGAGCCCAGGCCGCCGCAAGCTCGTCGTCCAACAGCCCGTGCGCGGCGAACAACTGCGCGCGCTCGAGATCCAACGTGACCGGCATGATCGAGCCACGACGTTTCGTGATGGCCTGGTGTCCTGTCAGTGCCCACAGAGCGTAGTTTCCGAGGGGGACAATGACGTTGCTGTCTGCCTCAGCCAGGTCCAGGATCAGCTCACGCCAACCGTGCATTACTTTCTCATTCGGAATCACCTTGCCCTTTTTGATTGGAGCCCAGGCTTTCATCTGATTACCTGGAGGCTGATACGGACAGAGATTCGTGATGAAGATGTTAGCAAGGTTGATCTTTGCGTCGGCGATTACATTACGCAGTAACTGACCAGAGACGCCCACAAAGGGGCGTCTCTGATGGACTTCATCACGTCCTGGCGCTTCGCCTACGATGGAGATCGGTGCTGGTTTGGGGCCAGAGGAGGGGACACGGGTCATACCTTATACGTCCACTTCTCAAACCCCTTCCAACGCTCGACGATTACAGTGTCGTCATCATGAACCTCAGTGACCACACCGTAAGGTACTGTACGCTTGGGACTGATGGCAACAATGTCTCCGTGCCGGTTGAACGAGACTAGAGTGCCGACTTCAACCACCTCGCCAGGGGCTAGTGGTACCCGGATGATGGTCCTGGGTTTGATGTTCAGAGCGTCGAGGGTAGAGACCATAGTCTCTGGCGTGAGTTCTGGTTCCTCCGGTAGAGTATCGAAGTCTACAGACTCAGGGGCTTCACCCTCACCGACCACGGACATCGGAACAACTGCACTAAGCCCGAGGGCTTTTAGGAAATCAGATCTCTTCATTTGCTTTTGCTCCACCACGCTACTTCTTGCGGGAAGTCCGGTGCAGGACAGTCATCCAGATGGATGTGCCGATCATAAACACCGATACGAGTAAAACCCACCACGAAAGCAGCTCGTAGAATGTGATATCGATGACGAGAACTAGTGCAAGAAATGTCCACAGCATGACCTTGACCATGACACTTGGGATCTCCTTCTCTGAAGTGAGACGTAAGCATGAACGGTACGTCTGCTTCCGTGCGAGTCTCGTCGAGCTTAATGAGGAATTCTTGGTCCATGTTTATTGCATGCCGCCCGAACTCGTGTGCGGCGAAGTGTTCCAGCGTGTCGAAGAACTCAACTGTTGCTCTTGGCATTCGCTTTCTCCGTGAGATGAGCCATTAACTTTCCTGTGATCTCTACCCAGGCTGCGTAAGAGACTCGGAAGTGGCAACCGAGCTCTTCAAAATCTACAACTTCTTTCTTGTCGTTGATGCTCCACCGGACTCCATCGATCCTCCCGTTGAGCTTGTGCCAGTCACGTTTGCACTGTTCAATTAGAACTGCGAGAGTGTTAGGATGCAAGTCCCTGACAAGCATCTTCGTGATCCGTTGACCGTAGACGATGTAGTCACTGGTCGCGAAGTCTAGATTGATCATCGGATCAGCTAAGTAATGATCAGGAAGTTTCTTTAGTCGTCGCGGCATCTTTCTCTTCCATGTTTTTCATGACCTGTGCCGCCACCTTGAATATGACATCGACCATGACTCTGACCTTCGCACCATCGACAACAAACAGTGCGTAGTCGCCATCCTTGCTTAGCCAGAAGTCTCCACCACACTGAATGGTGTAGCCCTGAAGCGTATTCACGTTGCTCTGGCTGTTACCTGGAACGAAAGAACTGAGGCCCTGGCCGTACATACTCATGTTCTGCAATGCGAGATGATCGTAACGCAGTTTTTGTTGAAGTGCTGTTCTCATTCCATAGATGTCATCTTGCAGTAGCTGCGCGAATGCACTATACGACTGCGCTGGGAACGTTTCGAACGAGAAGCTCGACGCACTTTTGGTGGTTGTCCTTGTCCTTTTCACAGCCGACGAAAGACCGACCGAGTCTATCAGCGGCGACAAAGACAGAACCAGACCCAAACGTGGGGTCAAGTACTGCCATGCTTCCAAAAGAGAAGCGTTCCAGAATGTCTCCCATGAGATCCACAGGTTTCTGAGCGTAGTGGATTCTTGCGCTGCTATCCACCATAGGATACGACAGTACATTACTCCTCCCTGTTGCGAACATCCTGGGATCACCCTTCGCGACTAAGAAGAAGGGCTCGTAGGCGTTAATGGTAGTTCGAGCTGGGTCATTTTGGCTGCCTTTCTTGTTAGTCTTGAACCACATGAAGGGCACCGGAAAGACTTTAAAGCCAACAGATTCAAGAAGGGTGTAGAGTCTCTCGTAATACTGGATGCCAAACCAAGCAACCGCGTAAGTGTCCTCTCTAAGGACTCGATAGAGTTCAGGTACGAGGTTGACTGCTGTTTGGATTCCTGTTTCGGCGTCGTCGTCGAAGGTTCCATAGTGGTGGTGACGGTCGTAAGAGTCAATTCCGATTCCCCAGGGTGGGTCGAAGTTGACAAAGTCGATGCTGGCGTCTGGAACTTTGCTGATCCACTTGATCGCGTCGCCACAGTGCAGTGCCTCCTTGTACTCCATCACCTTGTCAGGACGTTCCTTCTGACTACGGGCAATGAGCTCTTCGAGTTTGACTTTCGTTTTGAGACTACGGTATGCACCAGCAACGCTGTTCGCTTGAAGTAGCTCTGCTCGACCACCCTTCACAGCCTCGGCTACAGTCAGTGCCATCGAGACGTGACCTTTTGAACGGCCCAGCTTCTTTGCCATTTGGCGAGTCGTGATAGTCTTACCGTCCTTTGCCTCGAAGACTGTCTTGAGCTTGGCTATCGCGAGGGCTTCTTCTGCCTTGGAGAACTGCTTCCGGTAGACGTTCTCTTCGTACTCGATAAGTAGTTGGTCGTACTCTTCCAGATCTTTGAAGTCGACCGCGAGGATCTGACCTGGGTCTAATCCCTTGATGCTCCGAGGAGGGTCCTCCGCACCAAGAAAGATTGCAGCTGTGAGTCGTCGAAACCCTGCGACTAGTTCACCGTTGGACACTACAATCGGTTGTATCTGTCCGTTGGCGACAAGACTCTCACCTAGTTCTGTGATGTTTCCTGGATCTTTCCTGACACGCTCACCGATTTTGACGCCGGTGGCCTGGAGTGTCAGGATCTTCTTGGTCATTGTCACGGGTTAGTATCTCCAGAAGGAGTAGCTACTGGCCGGTACGATCAAACCGGAGCTTATGTTAGGCTCTTCTCAAGTCCGCTAGTCGTTCGTCTGACTCCACAGCTTCCTAACAAACGCAAACGCAGTAGCTACCCCGTCTCAGTTAGGGAAAATGGTAGGGGCCTGTCCGTCCGGTATAACGAGTAACTGAGCCAGGGTTGCTGGACAGTTCAACTCCTCTACGCTAGCCGCGACCCCTACCACTCTCGTTAGGGAAGTACGCGTTCAACAGTGTTGCTGTCTCGCCCAGCGTACTCACCCTCACCAATTCGAATCCCGAGGTACGCAGTGAACGTCTTGCCTGCGAAGTACTTCATCGGATCTTCGTAGATGTTGGCGACGGATGTCTTCTTCAGATTCACGCCGCAGGCTTCAGACAACTGCCGGATCTTGAACAGTCCAAAGCTCGCGCCCTTGCCTTCGAGCATGACGTAGTCAAAGACACGTTTCCCTGCGTCTTCGCCTGTGCCAGCGATGATGTGCTGGAAGGCCAACATCTCCTCACCCTTTGCACTGGAGTGCGTCGCTTCTACCGACTCACACTGCATGGGATACTCTCCCTCTGGTGCAGGCTGGTTCGGGTCAGCGATGTCAGCGAGGTTTGTGTTCATGTGTGACATTGGTGCTCTCTCCTGTTTGGAACATGGGGTTTACTCAGTGAACCTGCTCTTCTTGCGCGACTTCAAAAGCCTCCTTGATGGTTTCGTAGGTGGGGTTGTCGATACGCTCGATGCCGTGGCGTGTCTTGGCAGTGATGATACCATCACTCTCGGTTCTCAGTATCCTCTGTCCACCACCACCGACTTCAAGGTACCATACTTCATCGAACCACCGACCTATCTGGGCACGGATCGAGGAGCCGATAAGATACGGTCCTCGCTTGGTGAGGATGTCACCTTTGTACTCTGCACGCTCATGTGCGAGGAAGAGTACGTTGCATGGGAGAAGGATAGCCTGGTTCATGAACTGCTCGAACGCAGCCATTTCGCTCCCGTAGTCAGCCTGAGTTGGGACTGCGACAGGGACTTTGCCTTGGGCTCGAGCATTCAGCAGCGAATGGGACTTCCGCTTCGCACCACTAGTGGACTGGCCAGCCAGTTCCATCCCTACGTGCATGCCGAGGACCTGGACCATAGTGATGGAGTCGAAGACTATTGTCTCCGGCGGGTCGTCATCATCTAGAAGCTCGTTGATGAAATCGAAAATCTGAAAGAATGCTAGGTCCCGTGGATCACGCGGCTTCTTGAACAGACCGTATTTGTCTACGGGATCTGTGAAGCTCTCATAGCGAATGAGTTCAGCTTTACCAGGATGAGCCTTGCGAAACTCAGGGTTCTTGAAGACCTTCATCCCGAAGTCAGTATCCACGAACGCTGGTCCTGGAAACGTGCCAGCAAGCCAGGTCTTCCCGGCTCCCCAATCAGCAAAGATCATCGCTACGATCCTCTCATCGGCTTCGATGTCTGCAATGGTCTTCACTCGGCTTTCATACCTCCGAAGTTATCGTGCGAGATGCGGGCACAGAGGCAGCAGGTGTAGAGCCCGCGAGTGCGTTCATGGGTGACTTCGGATGCTGGGTGAGGACAGGAGGCTTGGAGTGACATCAACTCAGCATAGTCAATCTCAATCTGTTCAAGCAAGTCTTCAGCAGCAGCTCTCGTCTCCTTATACCTCTTCTTCCGAATGGGATCTTTCTTCCCATCAGGCTTCAGCCTGTCATGCCTGTTGGCAAAGGCGTAGGTGAACTCACCAATGTTCAGAGCATTGTTACGCATTCTCCTTCTCCTTTTCTTTGGTCATCCAGTCCCAGACTCTGGGCTCGAAGTCAGCCTTGAAGGTACCTTCCCGACTGTCACTCTTCTTGATGCAAACGTCATGCATGGGACACTTGCCGTACTTGTTGACGCAGGAGTCCCAACGTGGTCGATAGATTCCGTTCTTTTGTGCCCACGCTATTTCGCCGTAGCGGACAAGGGTCATCTCTTTCCACTCGTTGATCTTCCACTCAGGGTACTCGATCTTCTTTCGCTGGAATCGGATGTGGGGGGCTTTGTTGACGGAGTGGGTAACGATACAGTTAAGCAGAACCCCTCGGACGTTAGCTCCCAGCTCCCTACCCGCCCAGACGTAGCCAGCCATCTGCGAAGACAATCGGAATTGGTTCCAATACCCCTCACCTCCAAAGCGACTTGTAGTCTTGTGGTCGAAGATCCAGGCATCTCCGTCGGCGATAACGACACCATCAAGAACCCCGCCCCAACGGAATCCATCATCGTCCTCCAGCTTGAATGCTTTCTCGGTGAAGAGGACCTCACTGATCCCAAAAGCTGACTCATCCCCGTAGTAGTTCATGTACTCGTACACAGTTTCCATCGCCCGCGCTTTTGTACGAAAGTCGGGGCTGCCATCTGGCTTCACCGGGTCTTCAAACTCTTCATCGAGCATGACCTGGATGGCGGCCTTCTGATCCCACGACTTGTACCACTCAGCAAGACCAAGATGAACGAGACTACCGTATCCTAACGCTGGACTGACTCGCTTCGCTCCCATGTGCATGTTGTGCTTGACGTTGTAGAGCCTTGGGCAGCGTTCCCAAGTCTCCATCATTGAGTTGTCGTGTGTTCGGACCTCAAGAGGTATCACCAGCTGGCTCCATCGGCATGAGTTTGTCGTAGATGTCCGTGATCTTGTAGCTCTCCGGGTTGTCTCTCCTCCAGTCTACATAAATCCGGAGAAGATCCCTGACCACAGGACTCTTCTTGACGTGCGGAGGCAGAGCCTCTTCAAACTCTGCATTGAGCGCGTCATCAACTTCCAAGGTGAGCTTCATCTTCCTCTACTCCTATAAGCATGGTCTCCGCGTCGAAGGGCCGTAGGATATAGTCTTGGTACAGCGGGTCCCAATACAGGAAGTTGACAACGCCAAACCTTTTGACGAGTGCTGCCGCACAGATCCCTGTAATGAGCGGTGACCCTGATGCTAGGAGATAATCCTCGGCTTCTGCACTTTCGAGTTTTGTTAGGATTTCCCCAGCAAGACGATCAGTATGGAACAAGTCCACGCGACCGCGTGTCAGGACTACTAAGTCTCCAAACCTCTTGGCCCCTTCGTAGTTGTGATACCCAAGATTCGTTATGAAGACCTTGCGGCCAGTGGGTGATTTAGACATTACAGTGCCTTCAATCCTTTCCAAGGTTTGCCTGTCTTTGAAGACACGTTAGGAGCTAACCATCGGTGGTGTGGGCATCGCTGACCAGGACCAATCAGTTTTCCTGTACCGAAAGCCTTCTTGCAATCAGGGCAAGGATGGCAATGTTCGCGGTATTCCCTGCGACTGGTGTTCACATCTTTCCAGAAATCACCAGAATCTCCCATTATACCTCTCCTCTAGAGTACGTCCGGCGGCCTCGATAGGAACATGTCTGAGCCTCTGAGCCGGACATCTCTGGGTCCATCAGGCAGCTTGAATTGTCCGGCGTGGTTTGGAAACACGTGAATACTGATGGAGTGCGCGTCAAGATGGAAGGAAATGTTGTCCGTATGTAGCTCGAACTTCATCGCGATTTCCTTCACGATCTCTCGGATGGTGGGGTCGTCCAGCAGCAGGCTTCGCGCCTCTGTGGTCATTTCATTATCTCCAGTGGGGGTCCAATGAGCAGTGAGTAGCCTTTACTTCCCACCCACTGCTTGACTACTTCGATGTTTCCGTTGAACGCTGTAAAGTGTACGCATTTCTCTCGTGCCTCATCGGTGCGAGTGACTACGTCGAACTCGTTGACCTCTTCGGTAAAGACTCGTGGAGCCTCTCGAATTTCAGTAACGAGATCCGCCTTCGGTGTAACGAGGACACCCCAAGGCATGACCTTGAGGCTTACACGGATGTTCTCGTACTTCTCGACTTTGTTATTACGAGCGGCAGCAAGAGCCTCTCGTATTTTCCAACACAAAGTTCTTGGATCGCTTGAACGCATCTCCAAGGTCTTGCCTTCGAGCATGTTATCGAGCCAGTGTTGGGCTCTGGCGACCGTCGTCAGTCGCAGGTCGTAACCCATTACCTTGGTCCCTTGTAGATGATTCGCTTGAAGACCTCGAACTCACCAGCAGACAAGAGATAGTGGATCATCCCGTCTGCCGATGGCCGATGGCCTTGCTCAAGAACATACTTCTGTTGCTCAGGTCCGAGCTCTGCCAAGTGAATGGCTGCCATGATGTTCTGTTCTTTCGGATAGACCTTGAGAACACCCATGTTCATGCCGTGGTACGGTCCATCGTCTAGGCATTTGATCCGGTCACCAGGTTTCACGTCGAAGATCATAACATCCTCGTAACTCGATGAAGTTCTTTGACCTCATCAGGTGTTAGATGCACAGTGATGTGATCGCCGCTCGGGACAGACATGACAAGCATTAAAAAGCGTGGGTGTCCACTCTCTGCAATGTTCTCATTTACTCTGAGATCAAACAAAAGCTCGTCGGTGTCTGCTGGTACGACTGATCCCATGATCATATTCTGTTAATGATCGCAGTCACCCTGTCACGAAGAAGCTCAAAGGTTCTGTTGAGTGGATGAGGATTTGGTGAGTTGTCATCTTCCAACTGCTCTAATCCTGCTTGAGCATCAGTGATATCTTGTCTGAGCGCGTGAAGTTCTGTCGCGATCTCAGCTTTAGTTATCGCCACGGATGGCCTCCTCTACTGCGTCAAGGAAGGAACGGTGTTGGGATACAGTGTCGACTTTATGAAGCCACAGAACTCCTGCCTGGCCGTCAGTCTGTACGATGTACTCAAAAGATCTTCCTGTGCCATGACGGTCACGACCCAAGTTGTCGAAGAACTGTTGTGCACGAAGTAAACGTCCGTACATGCTTGGACCTTCGGGGTCAGCAGCCTTGGAGAGTGCAACGTGAAGCCTCTGTGCCATTGCATCACCGTGCGGTCCTGCTGAAAGACTAGCAAAGAACCTGTATATCTCTAGATACGCCGTTGGCAGCACTGCCACCTCATACTGCTCCTCCTCCAACGTCTCGATCATCTCGTTCACTGTCATACTACCATGGAGTGTTCCGTCGGCAAGCAGTGCGATGACTTTGTCAAGATCCATTATCATTCTCCCAGATTCGGTCATGCCAGAAGTGGGCATCAGGAGCATCGGTCATTGTCTTTCTGACCAAAAGCAATCCACTCAGTACCACCCAGAAAGTGTAGAGCAGTAAGACTGCTATCACAAACACAATGCCCATTGCGGCAAGTGCTTGAGTGTTGGTGAGATTCTGGATGAGCAGCTCTTTAGTGGTCATGGCGTCTTCACCGGTACGGGGACGAGCTCACGCTCACGTTCAACCTCTCGCTCAGGACTCGGCACTATCGTGTGCTCCTTCGGCAGAGTCTGAGGCTCCACTTTGTGAATCCTTTGCGGCTTTCCAATCTCCATAGGTCATTACCTCACATCCGTAGAATTGTCCGAGTGCGTCAAACAACCACCGAGCAGTCTTTCTGCTTGGCAAGAGGATTGTGTCGATCACCGCACGTTCTGCACGGTAACCCTGCTCGTGTTCGATAACGATGCCAGACATACGCACGATACCGAATACGAAGCCATCGACGTACTGTCCTTTTGCGTCTATGTTGGTGTGTTCTATACTATCAAGATAGCTCTCGAACTTGTTCACGTAGATTCCGAGACGATTCTTTGTACTACTGCCGTGAGCCCTGTGGATACTCTCATGAAACCTGGGCGGCTCCGGCGACTGGTACACAGGGCCATCCCAGATCTTGCGAGCAGTGATCGAGCTCAGCCGCGGTCCGTCCTCTCCGCCAAGCTCAATCCTCCAACGACGATAGCCATAGATCTCTTCCGTCGTTGGGATAGGCTCAGGAATGTGCGTGATTGGCTCAGGGTCGTACATGTAGCCTGAGCCTGCAGGCACCCAAGCTGTGCCCACTGGCGTTGGATTGCTCAACGCAGGCAGCTGATCCAACTTGATTGTCTTCTTCGCTTGCTGCTTGGTAAGCAAGTCCTGCACTTCCAACAACGACTTAACCCCACCAAGCGCCTGCCATTCCTTCAACAGTCCTGCCTGGCGCGGCATGTCACCTTGTTTGAACGCGTCCGCCATTGCTTCCCAAAGCAGGCGGAGTTGTTTCGTTTTTGAAGATGGCATTAAGAAACCCCGGTGAAGTACTTTAATTTACGGCAACCCCCGGCAAATTGCAAGTGTCGAGAACAGGGGGAAGGGACTACCAGGTTAAGTACTCGGCTCCCGGCTCGGCTCCTCCAACTTCACCACCGCTTCCTGCTGCAACCCTGACAGGCTGTCCCATGTGACCTGTGATACGTGGTCAGGGCGCTTGATTCCCGGCTCCTCGGTGCGGGAAATCCAAACCCCGCACTGAACACACCATACGCTTTCTGCTCGGTGTTCTCGGATGTGGGTCTTGTGAGTGTTCGCGGGCTCCTCGGTGCGGTCAAGTAGGGCGAGGAGGTCAGCTTTGGCAGTGTTCGCGAATGCTCGCGAAGCAAGGCCCTGTACGTGTTGAACTTCTGCCGTCACCAGTCGCGCAATCGCATCCTTCAGCGCTTCTCGCCTCACGTCGTCACTCATTACGCGCCTCCTCTTCGGGGTGGAGGGCATCACCAAGAATCTTGTAGGCACGGCTATTAGCAGGGGTTGCTGTGGTCATTAATTCACGCTGCGCCTCGTGTGCTGCCTTTTCCAGCCTGTCGCGTTCGGTCTCAACAGCCTGCAACCGTTGCCAATAACTACCGCGCGCATCCCGCTCCAACTCAGGCACACCGTAGGCGCGGAGGTAGCCTCGGATCTCGTTCAAGTCGGGCTCACTGCCCGTGACCACGCGATACCACTCTGCCGCCCTCTCCAACCCATCCGGGTCAGGGGTCCAAGTGGGCGGTGTAATCTCCACAGGTACAGGCCGTTGGCGACCCTTAGCGTCTGTGAATGAAGCTGGGGCCCGGCCGGAAGCCTTCGGTTCCAGGACTTTACTAGTATCGTCGCCCTCTCGGGCCGCAGGCCCCAACTCCATTAGCTCGTCAACGACATCAGTCATTAGCTCAGTATGGATGCGATTCATGATGGGCTGGAAACCAAATTCAATCGCCTCCCGCACGCGCCGTGACATCCGCAACCGCTCCCGTCTCTCGTCACTCACTTGGTATCTCCCTCGCTGTCGTGGGAGAAGAGGGCACGAGCAAAATGCCTATAACCGGGCTCGTTGGGTGGTGTCAGGTTGTGATCGTAGGACTCGTCAGCACCAAACAACCCCGTGCGGTACCACCTATCGTGTTTGTCGAAGTATCCTGTCTCGTAAGCCACCGGCTCCCTCGCCTTCTCCTCGGCCAGTGCTTCGAGTACTTCGGGCCAAGGGCAGTCAGGCTCGTGTAGGTCCATACCCGTGACCTCATTCGCACAGCCGGGGCAAGGTGTGTCGTAGTCTCTCAGCCTCTCCACCCCCTCCACCAGTCGGCTATTCATGACCTTTCCTCCGGTCAAGAATCCCTAACCATAACCACGCCACTGTGAAAGCCACGAGCAGAATAATGGCTACGTTGATTCCTAGTCCTATGATCTCTCGCATTTCTCACTCTCCCGTTTTCTGAGTGAACCTGCCTTTGAAAAAGCAGGGGACAGGAATCGAACCTGTCCGCTCAGAGCCGCCACCCCAAGCCTATCCTTTCCCTGCTGAGAGGACGCCCCGTTTAGAGGTTACTAACCTCTTGGTTCCTCGCCTGTACGTCCGGCGCCGAGTCAGTCACCCTGCAGTAACCTTTCCCGATCTCTTCCCGCCTCTCATCAAGCATCCTTTAGGTGATGCTCACACCCTTGGCACGCAGAAGCTCCATGATGGCCTCCACGCTTCCAGCCTCCTCCAGCTCAGTAGCGTCGACTTCCGGCGCTCCGAATCCACCCCGACGTCCGGGACGGTAAGAACTGGCAGCACGCTGGGCTGCGGCACTCCAGTCCATCTCAGTCTCTGCATCGCGCAGGATGGGACGCACCGCGTTCATCTGGCGGCGAATCTGGTCTGCCTGAATGGACTTGAGCGCCTTCGCTTCGTCGCCGTACCACTCGATGCACTCCTCGATGGAATCCGACACCGTGCAGATGAAGCTGGCCTCGATATCGACCGGGTCTCCACCTTCACCGTTGAGCACCTTGTTAGTCGTGGTGACGGTGCTTTCCACTTCAGCCATTTTACCTCTCCTATTGTGGCGGATGTCCGCCGGTGATGTTACCAGGAAGCATCTCTCCCTAACGGTAACGATTCTCCAAGATAAGATCTCTTACCTTGTCCCTACACATCTCGTTATGCAGAGGTCCGAAGTCGACCTTCCCATCGAAGATCCACCAAGCCATAACCCCTCGCCGAATCGGCTCACTGCACATCTTGCAGTATGCCTGTTCATACATCTTATACTCTTTGATTACGAGCCCCGAATCTGATTTCGAGCCAGAGTCTTTCGACGGTGTAGTCATGGATTTCTCGCATGTTTTCTTTGACTGCCGCCCCATCTTCAGCGGCTCCCGACAAGCCGTGCGTTTCACCGGCTTCAAAGTGTGTTGTAAGCAGTAACTTCAGTTGTTTCTTAGTCATCCTTTGGCCTCCTTGTAGTCGCCCCGATAAACGGATGCTCTTCCTTGAGCTTGATAACCGCGAGTGCGAGATTCATGGCCATCGGTGCGTGTTTCTTACAGAGAGGTCGTTTTCCCACGTATACTTTCGGGAACCTCACAGGTCTGTCACACACCAAGCATGGTCGGGATGGTAGCGAGTCGAAGTTCATTTGAACCCCAGCAGTGTTTCCCAGATACCCTGGAGAAACGCAAAAGTCAACGGTGCAGCTTTCTCAAGCTGTGCGAGTCCTGTGCCGACGCCGTCCTCAGGAAGAACTACGAGTTCGTTTCTCATGAGATGTCGCCACACTGGAGCGAAGTCCATGATGAGACTGTCACAATGAGCGTTGTAATCCTTGTCGCTCCAGAACACTCCTGGTGACTCCAGCGTCGCGATTCCAATTGCGTTAGGCTCACCTCGCATCTCCTTTGCTTGTCCGCCTAGTCCGACGCGGCGCTCGTTGTCTCCGAAGACGTAGAGGACTTCGCGATTGGCGATCAAGTCCTCTCGTTTGATCCACTTTTGTGTGATGACTGGCATCAAATCACCCTCCCGTTCGCGAGTTTGAAGTGGACTACTGGATCAGTGTCCACGAGGATAGTCGGTGTCTCGTCGTAGGTCCAACCTCCTGGCTCGATACTCCCAACGACTAGTGTCATCAGGAAGCTCATGAGATTGTCTACGGTTGTGTCCTTGAAGGACATGACATGCAATCCACCAAGAGACGGTGTGCCAAGACGACCGATGCAGGCTACTACCTGCTCACCCTCTTGTGTGATTGTGATGCTGAGTCTCATAGGATCTCCTTATCTCCAGGGCCTTAGGTGCCGCAGGGTACGAGAGAAACCCTGTGGGTCGTTTCCGAGAGCGTCGACTGATGAAACCTAGCTCCGAGGTCTTAGCCTCTCCCCCCACCATAGCCCGATTAGTCATGGGTTTAGTTCCGTCGCGTCACTGGATCGTCTGCAAGCACCTCGCTTTTGTGCGGATCTAGCACAAAGCCAGACTTTGCTGTGGTTTCGGTGAATCCCATCTTTACAAGCCAGTCGTCAAAGTCCCAACAGTTGTTAGGATCTCTCGCCTGAGCTTTGAACCTTGCAACTTGCTCTTTCATGTTGAAGTCACGCACAACGGTGACTGTCCGGTGTTCACGATCCACCCCATATGACCAAGAGAGACTGATCTGCCAGCCTTTCTTCACGTCATATCGGTCCATCGTTTTGATAGTGCTCATCGTCGTCGCCTCACTTCGAGATTCCTCTTGTTCACCCAAGTCTTCTCACCGTCTTCCCAGAGAACTTTGACGAGTTCTGAAGAAGCAGCAAAAGACTCACCATTCGGCAAATCAACTACCACTCCTCTCGCGAATGGTCCGAAGTGCGTCGGTGGTGGTTCGCCTGTCACCTGTCCAGTGTTCCTGAGAAACTCTGGAGAGAATTGAACTCTGTCGTTGACTTTCACGTTATCCCACCTCCCGCAAAGTTGCGGATTGCTCGTCCGATCTCTTCAGATGCTCGACCCAGGTTGCGTACTCCTGCGTGGAATGTACACCGTCGCCAGGTCTGATTGTAGCCTTTCGTACAGTCAGGACAATCAGAGTACGCAGGTCGATCCTCCAAAAGCGTTGCTTGTTTGTTGTCAAGCTCTCGTTTGAGTGCGTGCAGGCGTCTCATGACTCGTCCTCGTAGTGGAACCCTTCGATCTCATCATTCCTGATGAGGTTCGGCTCAACAACGGCTTTCCAAGCACTCCACAGAACACCGTCATCAGCTTGTGTTGTGCGTGGGTACTTGGACATAAACCGTTCGAAGAGCGAGAAGCTCGTCTTGCGAAGCTCGCTGCGGAGCTTTCGTTGAATGAGATCGTCATGGATCTGATCAAAGTCTCTCATGACTCCATCTCCATTGGTGACCAAAGCACCTCCCAACACGAGCCACACGTACCTGAGATCAGGAGCTCTCGCAAGTCATTACTGACCTCTGGCATCGCGTTCTGAATAAGCATTCCATCCCGCCACTTGTCGACCTGCTCTTCGGTCACTGGAATGGAATAAGTCATGTCGCAGTAGTTGCATCTCTTCTTTAGCATGATTCTACCTCGCGTCACATAGACGAAGCTCACCTTCGATCGTGTTGTCACAGCAGTCAATCAAATACTGAAAATTCCCGGTCCACAGCTGCATGTGACCGTCAGCATCTGAACTAATCTCGATCCACTGGTTCTCAGTGTGAACTCGAATAGTCTTGCCGTTCTCAACGATCACGTGCTGGCCTCTGAAGTCAGGCCAGTTAAACGGGTGTTTGAGAGTGTACTCCTCAGTGTACTCTGTGTCCCTCTTGAACCACGAGCGTTGGTGCTGAAACTGAGTACTGATTGTCATCGGGTCCAGTTTTGCTACGTTAACCTTGGCGCAGTCACTGACTCCGAAAACTTCTCCCTCGACGAAGATGCTCATGCTTGCCCCCAATCGTCTTCACAACTGAGGCAGATACCGTGGAGTAGGTCTTCGACCTCGTACTCCTGTTGGCAGTCTAGGCACCTGGCTGTCTCAACAGGACAGTCGAGCTTCCAGTTGTGATACCCACCACATCGATCACACCAAAGTGCTGACTCGATTGGTTCTGGGGCCACGTGGTGATTCTCTCTCATTGGATCTCCTCGTTCTGCGGAGTTCGTTCCGGGGCGGGTTTCCCCGGTAAGGAAAGGTAACCCCCGGGCGTTAGCTTGTCAAGGCCGAGGGAAGTCAGTCGCTCCGCTACTCCAGGGTGAAGGTAAGCCATGTGAGGCTAGGGATTCTTGGCTGCGGCAACCAAGTGACTGTCCTTCTCCGCCTCGGCAGCCAAGTACTATCCTCTACGTACTATCACTTGAGCCCAACTTCTCCAAACCCAACAAACTCACCAAATCTTGCAATTCATAACTTCCAACCGCCCTCCCTTCCTTGGAAAAGTGGAAAACGGCAGGCTTCGTTATGAGAGCCTTAGCATGTTCTTATACGTAAGAAAAAAAAAATAAAAAAAAATAATTATATGCTTTTAAGAGTATGCTAGATAGCCTCTGCTAGCTTCTTCTCGTCACTAAAAAAGGGGTTCACTGAGTAAACGCGATAGAAGTAACCTGCCGTTTTCACCTTGGGAGAGGAAGGGACCCCCTTTGGAACTTATGATTTGCGTGTTTTGGTGGTTTTGGTGGGTTTGTTGCTTTTGGGAATCCCGTAAACCCTTTGGTGGCAAGGGTTTAGGTAATTATCGGCGCGACCAGATGATATAAGCTCTGTCTGGCGCGACCAGATCACAAGGGAGCGGCGAGACCAGAATCTCGCGACCAGAGACGAGCATGAGGGAGGGAGAAGAGAGCTCCCCTCTCGGGGAGCTCCTTTCCTCATCTGTGGGGTCGTTTCTTGGGGTGGACTGGGGCTGGATTGTGCAAGTTGTAGTTGCGTCCGATCGACTCGTGCAGGCTGTCGTTGAGTGCCTCCTCGAGATTGTCTGTCACGATCGAAGCTCGAATGTGAATGATCAGCGTTTTGCCTCGAATCGAGCCTGACGCTTTCTGTAGAACCACCCTTTGGTCTTCGCGGCAGGAATCTTCAAGAGTTTTGAAGGCTGCCCGAATCGGGTCTATCATTTTGATTCTCCCTTTTGCGGTTTGTTCTCACGTTTCACCCGTTTGAAAACGGGTCAAGGGCTAGCTTGGTTTGGTTTAGGTGATTGTAACGCCGATGCTTGCAAGGTAATCTTGCAAAGCCTGCCCTTCAAGCTGGGCCAGCTTTTCGGCGCTAGCTTCTGGCGCTTTTCGCGTCACTCTTTGCCCGGGCGCCAAACCGCCGGACAATGCGATCTCCTGAAGTTGTTCCAGGGAAAGTGAAGGATTCTCCCGCAACATTCCCCGCAAACGCTCCCTTGCGTTTGTCCTGTTGAATCTGAAAACGGCGGCGGAAACGCCTTTGAGCGTTTTCGCTTCTTCGGAACCGTCGCTCAAAATCGTTGCGACTTTGGTTCCGTAGTGCGCCAACCACTCTTTGTTCCCGTCAGCGTTGATTGGCAATTCACACAGAATCTGCCCTTCAACAGTGGCCCGCGCTTTGCCGTCTTCGGTAGCCGTAAACGGTTTGCCCGAAGTCAAATCCACCCACGCGAATCCCTTCCTTGCCTCTCTCATTTTGCGTCTCCCTGAGACGCTAGCCCCTGACCCGAATTTTCAAACAGCGTGTCGGGGTTTTCGTTCCCCCGAACGCTAGTCTATATTGCAAACCCCGTGCCACGGTTTGGGCTAAACGCAAAGCTCGTAACCCGTTGTCGCCAAACGACTTACAAGATCGCGCCGCAATGGCAGACCATGCTAGGGTGCCTCGAAACGCTACACCCTGTAGCGTTTCGCTCCACGCGTAAGTCGTTGCCCTGTAGGGGTTTGCGTTTGGTGTAGCGTTTCGCTCCAACGCAAGTC